TTCAAATACCCATGCACACATACTTGGGTCTGAATCCACATACAACTCAATAGGGGCTGCTGCTCTAGAGACTATGAACTGACGCTTCTTTAGGTCTTCGCCCTCTAACTTCTGAGAGGAGTCAATCAAATCATCGTAGTTGATGATTCCATGAGAGTTTAGCCATTGTTCCGCATCTTCTTTAGTGCGTGTGGTTGCAATGGCTACACGGTTGTTGATGTTTAGGGCGTAGTAAAGTGCCACTCCTGCTCGGATTGGTTCTCCTGATTCCGAACTTAGTACGCCATCAAGACTTAAAAGAATATTAATTTTGTGCTCCTTCTAATTCTGCAACTCGTGCTTCTAGTAGTCTAATACGTTCTTCGTAGGCTTTTCTTGCAAACATTTCTCCCATGTTTTCTCGTGCTGTTGCTTCTTCCAAATGGTCTGGGTTATAGCAAGAACGATTAGCACATTTGTGATGGATTGTTTCTAGTGGAAGTTTTCCTGTAGAAAGCCAATATGAATAATGGTGTACAACTTGAAAGTTAGGTAGTTCTTTAGGTTTATTTGATGTCCTAATAACAAAATTACCGTATCCATCAATTTTCGCTGTTCTAGTCCAAACCCAACACCCATTGTTATTTATTACTGCTTCTTCTTGTAACACTTCTAATGCAGTTTGAGGAGAAACTTTGTAGGCATCTAAAAACCTATGAGTTAACGATTGTTTTCTAACTCCTGTAGGAAGTGCGCCTGTTCTACGAGCAAAGTTGTATTCGTACTTACACTTGCGACACATACGGTCGTAGCCACGGTCTCTAGTAGGGTCTACTGGAAACTCAGATGTATCTGCCAAGTGGGGTTCTAGGTTTAAGGCTTTAACGCCACAACATCTAATCATGTGAACAGTCTACATGAACAGTCTAACTAATGTGGTGTATCTATTTGGTTCTAATGCGCCTTTTTACAGTTGCTTTGGATGTTCGGTAGTTGCCTGCTTCTCCAGTAATGGCTGATTCAGGGTCTTCATGTACGTCTTTATGTGGTTCTACTTCATAAACATATTTGCCACCTTTGTCAGCAGCATAGTTGGCTGCTGCTTCTGGAGAATCAGTCATATATACATGTGCTCTGTTATTAAACTCTTGTGGGTCTATGTCTGGATGAGACCTAGACTCTTCACCTGTTTTGTTTGGAGGCAAAAGAACGTCACCTTTTTTAAACTTCTTATTTGTTCCGTGAAAAAGAACTGCAGATAAATTGCGGTTACTCATGATTTTGCCCTATATGTTGCTGCTCTTCTAATTAGGGTCTGAGTATCTGGCAGTTCAACGCCATAGGTCTCATCAGCTTGTTGCGCTTTGTATGCTGACCAGTACTCAGACATCTTTCGTAAGGCAGGTATGGTTCCGTATTTCTTTCCAGCCTGCCATCTGTAGTTGTAAAAGTCTGAGTAACCTTGTCCTTCAGGGCGAAACGCAAATTTGCGTGATGAATGGATATCGTCATACAGGGCGGATGCCTGCATCAAAGAAGCGTGTAAACGTGCTTCAGCGTTGCGTCGTGCTGCATCGTTAGGAGCAGCGTCTATATCAGTGCTTGCTTTGCTATATCGTGTAACAATCTCAGTTGCCATTGAAAGGTCACGTTTTGCTACTTCATCCCAAACGGCATTGTGAGGAGCAGTTGTCTGTGCAGGATGAACTGTCCACTCATCATGGGTTAAGTCGTAGGCTGCATAGGGGTTAATAGAGCGGATATCTGTTGCTCCAGGATTGACATAAAAGGTAACTTCATAGCCATTCCAATTTGCAGTATCAGGCTGTAGATAGTTGCGGAAATCCTCATTAAGCATTTTGCTGATTTCAACATCGCCAAGACCTGCATACTCTGGATGTGCTTTACGGAATTGAATGTAGTTCACACCAATAAGAACATCTAAGTCACCAGGCTCACGAGCAGCAGACCATTGGTAAGAAACTCCAGAACCAGCAATCCATACATGTGCCCATAGCTCAGGATGACGGTAACGTTCTTTTAGGAAGTCAAAAAGAAGATGCAAGATGCCATTACGAACCCATCCCTTAAGAGTTGTTCCTGAGAATAACTTAGGGTCTAACTCTTGTTCAGGGGCAGAAAAATAGGAAGTAGGCGAACCCTGAATGTGAACAGGATTTGCGTTACTTCCTAGGTTTCTAAACATACCCCTATTCTATTGGGGCTTCTTGCTTCCTATCGTTCAAAGCATCAATAATCTTTGACTTAATTTCTTCAGCAGGGTCTACAGGCTGCATACGAGAGAGAACAGTTCGTGCTATGCGGTCTGCAAGCAGTTGGTTTTCAATCTCTGAAACAATCTCTTTGGCTGCTTGGTAAATATCAAAGGTAGAGGCTTGACGTGCTACGCCATCTTCTACCGGTGTTGGAGCCGTGCTAATTGAACCGTCATCATTTACGGTAACGGTGAACTTTACTTGTGCCATTAGAGTCTTCCTCCTAGTAGTTTGCGCTTACGTTCTGCTACCCCAATCGCTACAGGGCAGAAGTTACAAAGGTAGGTCTTTGGACCTGCCTCATCTTGATACCTTGCCATTCCCTCAGCCTTACGTTCTTTGACTGTGTTAGGAATAAGAAGCTTGCTCTTATCTTGCCAATCAGCACAACCGTCTTTTGGCTTGTTGTGTCGTTGGTAGCACTCCATTGCGCCTTCCATAAAGGTAGAACGAGAGTCGTAAAACGTGTCGTCAACTTCTGCAAGACCTTTAGAGCCTCCGCCTTTAATCTGACGGATGATTTCTTTCTTTGATTCAGGCTTTGCCCATGTTCGTAGGGGAAGAACGAACAGTTTGCCTTTGTGTGGCTCACCTGATGGGAAGACGTGTGCTTCACATGCGATAGTGAGAAGGTGGTCTAATTCTGGGTCGCCATCGTACGGTGGTAATTCTTCAAGGGTCTGACAAACAAGACAGTACAACAAACGAAACATAGGTTCATTTGCTGGCTGTTGTTTTTGTCCCAGTAAAGGTACGTTACTCATTGTGCTCCTTGTAGTAAACCGGTTATCTTAGCAGATTAAGAGTTCCAAAGCTGCTGTTCTTTAGCGTTGTCGTGTCCATCTGAGAACTCGGTCAAGGCATTACGAACGATGCTTTGATGGCGAGATGTTGTTGAGGAATGCTTTGTCTTTGGTACATGCCAACCCGTGCTGCGGTCATGCCATGCAATAGGAGTGTCGTAAGACTTTACTGTGTAGGAAACGTCTGCGTTGCGGTAGTTGTCTGCATCTTCCTGTGCCATACGGCCTGTTCCTGAACTTCCTGGAACACCTGAAAGGGCTGAGGCTTCAAAAGGACGACGACCACGAATCTCTGCGCCTGCGCCTGCACGGTTAGTCTTCTTTGGCTTAGCCATTGTTACTTACCTTCATATTCGTCTTTATGCTTTTTCATGGCTTGCTTTTTTGTGTAACCATAATATTGCTTGTGGTAGTAGTTACCCGCATCATCCATGTGATGGATGTTATACGCACCTGAAACAGGATTCTTTAGTACGTTCATATCAGCGTACTTAATTTTACGTTTTGGGCTATCTCCACGGTCTGGGACTGCTGTAGCCATGATTAGTCCCGTCCATTAAATTTATCTAAAGCAGCTTTTCTTTTTGCTGGGTCTTTAATTTGACTAATTTTTGCTTTAGTAATAGCGCTTCCACTTACTGGAGATTCGGATTTCGTAATATTAGCATTTTTATTTACTTTAGTTGCTTTTGTTTTTCCGTCTTGAGTTTTTTTGATTCTTTTTCCAGCAACCGTTTCTAAGCCTGCTTTACGTTTTGTTTCGTCAGAAGATATTAGTCTATTGCGGCTTTGTTCTCTTGCACGCTTTTTTAGTGCTTCTTCTGCAACCTTGTCGCCTCGTTTAATTATAGCCATGATTACTTACCTGAGTTTCCAAGATGTTGCCATGGGAAATTTTTTAGCCGCTTCTTTTGCTTCTTTTTTAGAAACAGGCTTTCCATCAATGGTTGCAGTCATTGCTCTCTTTACTTCTTGTTTGTATGCTTTTTTAGCGGTACGACGGTCGTTGAACATCATGATTACTTACCTGGGTTAACTTTGTTTGGGTACTCAGATGTAATGAATCCATAACCATAAAATGGGTGAAGTGACTGGCGGTTATCAAGTGTCGCTTCGTCTCCAAGACCAGGAATAACCTCTGTATCTGGACGAGCTTTGCGGTACTTGCCGTCTGTTGAGCCTTCATTCAATGATTGGTTCATTGAGCGAGATGAGTTAACTGCCATTATTTCCACCTTCTCTAGAGCGTTCTCCACGAGACTGCTCTGCGATTCTGCCTTCCTCAAGTTTACCTTCTACACCCTGTTTATGGACCTCAAGTGCTTTAGCCATGTTCTTATCTCTGTGCTGGGTAACGATTGTTCGTCCCATACCCATAAATTTATGGAAATTACTGTTACTTATCTGCCCTAATTTAGCGTGTAAGACGTTAAACGACTCATGGGCATCGTGATGCTCTGGGGTTCCTGGCTCATGTTGGGCCATAGTTTGCAGATGTCCAAGAGCTTCGTGTGCGACTCCTGCAACTTCTTTATGGGAACGAGCAAACCCACCTAAGTTCTTTTTGTTTTGTGAGCCACGAAGTCTAGAGGGCAATACAACTGGTTGAACTGCTGGACGACCAGCAGGAGTCATATCTTCTGGAGTTGCAACTGGAAGAGTAGTTCTACGACGCTCTTCATAAATCTGTGTTGCGTTCTCTGGAGTTACACGAACAACTTGTCCTTCAAGTTTTCCTACCTGTCCTGGTTTTGGTGTAGGAATAGGAGTTTGCTTCTTTTGTCTACGAGGCTTAACAGTTACAAGTTGACCTTTTTTAAACTTTTTTATCACTGGGTCTGCAGTACGTTCTACCGGCTTGGTTATATCAACAGGTGTTGGTTTTTCTGCACGACCAGTTTCAGGGTTGCGAACAACGGTTCTGCTTTTTTTAGGTTTACTTTTCTTTGGGGTTTTTGGCGCAGGAGTATCAACTCTTGGAGCAACAATGTCTTCAGCAGTTGGCAGCTTAGCTTCTTCTGCTTTTCTGGCTTTATCTGTTTGAAACTTCTCTAACTCTGCTGCAGAGCCTTGTAATCTGCGAGATTCTTCAAGCGGTAATCCAACAGGTTTCTTTTTCTTTGCCACGATTACACCATCTTACGCTTAACACGGTCAGCCATCTTTTGAGCATAGCAAGTAGAACACATTCCCTTGCTGTAAAGGGCTTCTACTGGATTAAGAATGACCCCACAAGTTGGGCAAGGTGAGGAACCTTTGTACTGAGTTGCGTTCTCAACAATCTTGCGTGCTTGCAACTCCATTGTTTCCATGCCATCGCCATCAAACATTAGATACCTCCAAGGTCATTACGTGCTGTGCCACCAAATCCTGCTGGGCTTCCTGAGAACCAGGATATACGAGGCTCGTGATATTGACGGTCAACTGTGACTACATCTTCAATACCTGGCTGAGGACGATTGTCTCCGTAACCAAAACGGTCAGGAAACAAACGAATCTGTGGCATTGGTGGACGCACCATTGCTTGTAGGTCTGCTCCAGGAATAGTAGCAACCATCAGGGCCTGTGATGTTAGGCGTTCCATGTTGGTTGCCCATGGGCCCTGGTACGACCAACGTTTTGCAACTTGGTCTGGTTGTACGGGTGCTCGCCATGGCTTCGTGTAATCGTAGTTACCATCAAAAGTCTGTGTCATTATCGCCACGCTGGTTTCAAGTAAGCAAGCATTGCTTGACGACGTTCATTCATTTGTGCTGGCTCATTAGCAATTGTGTTTGCCTTACCATCGTTAACAAGGTGTGGTGCTGGAAGAAGAGTAACTTCTGGTGCACTACGCATTGTTTGGTAAACATTAACGCCATTTATATTAACAAGTTGTGCATTCATCTGGCGTTGAATTCCTGACATATCGTTCATGCCTTCAGGCCAAAAGTACATAGACGGCTCAATACGCTCGCCTTTGTGGACGCCTCGTTGGTAGGCTTTCTGATTGACACGAGATTTGATTGAATCCAACAAGCGGTCATCACGCCGTGAACGAATAGTGCCAAGATAACCATCAGGATATTCCGCTGACGGAACCCTACCCACACCAATGCGAGAGGCATCCAGTTCATCACGAGCAACAGGAGTACCCGCACCACCCTGATTGTTATAGCCATATAAACCATTGCCACCTAAAGATTGCCAGTTTTGTTGTGGAGAAAAGTTGTTTACGCCACCAGCCATTTAGTTCTCCTTTGGAGGACGGGGCTCTGTAATGCCATGACGCTTACGAGCGGCTTCGTTGCGGGTAGTACGCATATTCTTCATGCTAAAGATGGCATCTTCATTACGGTCAATCATTTTTTTCTCAGCAACTTTTTTATACTTATGACCAGTTGACAAGTCAATCTGCACACCCTTACTACGGGCTTTTTTGTTGCTGTTATCTACCCAACTACCCATGCTGGCTTTATCGTCTGTTGCATGCCCACTTAAGCGTACAAAATGAAAGGCAAATTGTTTTGCGCTTAATTTAGGATGTGCTTCTCCAGCACTTTCAAATTCTGTAGGAACTGGGTGACCACTAAGGCGTGATGGTTCCTTGCCTACAAGGTGGACTCTGTCACCAGGCTGAGCGACTCGTCCACTCTTTATGTTGATAGTTGCTCCACCATAATTGTTGGTAGAGTCAATAAAGTCTTGAGCGCCCTTTGGATTTGAGGCTAATGTACGGACTTCTTCCTTGGTGTACTCAGGACGATTCTGCTCCTTGAGCCAGCCGTGCATGTCGTTGGTATTAGCCATGTTACTATTTTCCTTGTTAGAGAGCTAAATGTCTGTATAAAGGAGTCCAAATGTCAATTGATGTAGTCGCTATAGATTTTGACCCAACTGTTTGGGTTCTTGAGTGTGAGATTTGTAAGGACCGTATTGGTGAACCTACAACTGACGATGACTTAATTGACAAACGTTACGAAGAACACTGCGCCCTCCATGGGCTTACTCCTGAAAATCAGGATTAGACTCCTCCGAATTTAGCTCCTTTGTCAGCCTCTGGCGCCTGTGCAGGTGCCTTGCTATCAAAGTTTCTAACGCTTCCAAAGTTTTGTGCTGAGAGTACTCCACTAGAACTTCTCCATGCAGTATTCTTTTTATCTGTAGTGTTTGTTTGACTACTTAGAGACAACGGCAAATCAACCTGTGGGGCATGATGCGGTGTTCCGTAATCGTTAAACTCTTCAGATGAGGACATTAGTAAGAAGCGTCTCTCTCACCCATGAAGTTAGCACTCTGGCTTGGCACTGATGGAACAGTACGTGCACTTGCCATTGTTGGTGCTGCTGCTGGCTCATGGCCTGCAGGGAACTTCACTGAAGTTGCGTAACGAGCACCCATACGCTCTGATGCAGCTGCATTGCCTGCAGATACATTCTTGCGATTAGCTTTGTTCTTGATTGTTGGGTCGCCAGCCTGAGTGTTCTTCTTTGCTATCTTTGTTCCACGCTCTGGCATCACAGGTGCTGCAGAATTAACTGCATCCATTCCCATGTACTTACGTGGTGATGATGAGTGTGCTGCAGAAGCGATGATTTCTTCTGGAGTTGGAATATTACGTGCCATAGATTTACCTGCTGCCTCTAGATGATTAGATGGTGCGCCCATGCGACGACGCATTGCGTGACCCATTGATGTCCATAATGCCATGATGACTCCTTGCCTTGGGTATAAGGATACGGCGCTTTTACGACGCTGTAATGTGAAAAACGATTGCTGAAATTTCGCCATCTCGTGATTCAATCGTCGTAAACCCTGGCTTGTCGGTCAAATCCATGCCACGAGGGGCTACATACCCACGGGCAATGGCAATTGCTTTAACAGCTTGGTTTACTGCGCCTGCACCTACGGCACGGAGTTTGACCTCGTGCTTGTCATAGATTGCATGTGCGATTGCTGAAGCTACGCTCTGAGGGTTTGAACTTGCACTCACTCGGAGGAATGGCTCTTCAGTTGGTACTGATTCTGGTGTATTGCTCAATTGTTAGTCCTTTGGTTCGGTTTGGTGTGCCACTCCCGAACTAAAGGATACGTTTAAAACCTAGGGGCGTCTCTGTATTTAGCGTCTGACATTTGAATGGCTACTGCCTTTTCAACTTCGTTAATTGAAAATTTTCCTACAAGGCGTGCTAAAGCGTAGGAATCGGCAGCATTATCGTCGTTAAATTCAACACCCCATCGTTTGTATATCTGCAGGAGCATCTCTTGTTTCTTGGCGTTGCCTTTACCTGCTGCGTACTTCTTCAGGGTCATAGGTGGGACCTTGAGTGGGTAGCGTCTAGGGTCCCCCTCATCAAATAAGTCATAGATTGCTAGACGTACTGTTGCTGAAAGTTCTCCCAATACAAGAGCGGCTTGACTTGCAAGGACCGTTCCTTCCATTGCAATATCCACGATGTTCATTTCAATTTCCATCTCAATATAGTTGAGTGTGTCCACCAACCATTGACGGATGTCTACTAATCTTTCAATGCCAAAATAAGGAGACTTGTATACCCACGTAATGTGTTTAGTTGGGTCGTCTAATGAGAGAACTGTTAATGCAAATCCGGTGAGTGATTGGTCAATACCAATTGTTACGTTACCTTTTGTTTTTAATCCACCGTCAAGTAGCTTAGTTGGCATTTAAGAGGGAACCCATCCGTGTGGTAACTAGTAACTCTAGTTCTTCCAACGTTCCCCCGTTGTGCAAAATTCTATCTACTTTATATCCATCCATCTCATGCTCAGATATATGGCTGTTAACTGCTTCTACTCCTGGACGCTTAACACGCCACAATTCTCCTTTTAATTGTTGAATCATCACTGCTTCGTTTTCAAATCTAACATCGGTAATTACATAGTTTTGATTTATGTCGTATAGTTTACGTAAAGCAGCAACCACCCAAACATCATCACCTAAAACCTTACGAGCACCAACGCCTAGGTTTTGCAACATTCTTCGGACTGCAGGGTCTTTCTTTACTTCATCCCAACCATGATTGTTTACTGCTTGCTGAAGTAAAGTGTCTCTAAAATTTGGGTTCATATCATACAAAATTTCACGAATGGCATCTGCAAATGCAACTCGTTCATACTTGTATTTTTCAACTAGTATTTGAGCAACAGTGTCTTTACCTGATTGGGCATAACCTGTAAGTCCAATAATCATATTGCAAACCTATCTTTACGGGTTGCTCGTAGGTCATTGGTACGACGAGTAATTTCACGAGATACCAACGCAACATCACGCTCAAAGTTGTTTGCTACAACCTCTACCATTTTGCGGTATGCGTAAGCATGGGTTAGTTGGTTCTCTAAGTCCTCAATGCGTGGGTCTGCAGCAACCTGTGCCTTGATAAGGGTAACTCTCTCGCCTTTGACTTTGGAATTATCTTTATCAAGGAACAACTTTGCCTCTAAAGAATCTTTCTTTTTGTTCAGTACATGCTCATCTACTTGAGCTGCAGCTAGTTGACCAGCTACAAAGTTAGACCAAGCTGTGAGCTCAGTAAACAATGAGCTAAGTTCATCGCTATCTAGAACTGAAATGTCTTTAGGCATCTTAGGTTGGTCTGACTGGTCAGGCCACATGTTGATGTTCTGCTCAGCCATCTTCTTTACGGCTAGGTCTGACATTGGTCCTAGATTAAGCATCCCAGTCTCCTAAATCCACTAACTTGTCGCACTGCTTGCAGCCACCAGGAGTGACGTTACAATCCGGCATCTTACCAGTTTCAATAGCTTTCATTAATTTCTGAGCGCTAAAGAAGATACGTTCTACAATCTCGTAATCTGCTTTAACTGTAAATTCTTTTGTGGCTTGGTCAGCTTTGTTCTCATACAAGAACACAATTTCTTTTGGAGCATCTGCACCAAACATACGGTGAGCTAGCTCTAGGTACATTTGACCCTGCAATAAGTGACTACGGAATGGGCGACGGATATTATTAAAGGCTTTTCCGATATCGCCATCAGCATCAGCCAAAATCTCTGGGGCTTCAAAACGCAGAGTTCCAGCACCAATGGATTTGATTTCAATAAGGCAATCATCTCCAATGCCTTTAATCCAACCATCAGTATGCCCTGCAATACGCAGTAAAGGCTCTACAAGAGTTACTTCTTTGTACTCCATGGTCTCTGCTGTACCGCACTCGTCGCACTCAGGAGATATAGCTGTGGTGACTGTTTTACAGGCTACGCATTGGAACTTACCGTACAAGACTCCCATTTCCTGGAATCTCTTTTGCCATTTAGCGTGAATGTAATGGCCTTCATCAAAGATATTTTGCAGTCTAAGGTTTGGCTTATCTCTCTTGGCTTCTCCACCCGTTAGCAGGTAATAAGAATAACGGTGACACCAGTCAGGTTTAATGATTTCTGACGGGTGGAGAACATCCATACGACGGTCATCCATTGGACGGCGCATAAGGTGTCGTTCAACATCACCCAATAAGCGTGTTGTCGTCTTCTTTGCATCTAAGAACTTCTTCAGTTCTGTAGCCATGTTAGTCCTTACTGAAAATGTACTCTTTGAGGGTCATCTTCTTTGCGAATGATTTTTTATGTTTTCGTATTAAAGCATTGCGTTCTCTGTGGCTCAAACCGCCCCAGATACCGTGTGGCTCTTCACGCTGTACTGCATCCCACAAACAATCTTTTAGAACTGGACATGGGTTCTTGCCATTTTCACCAAAGCAATAGACCTTGGCTTGCTCTGCTATTAACTTGTACTTCTCTTTATCTCTAGGGGGATAGAAGATGTCCTCTTCGTCCCGTGATTTAGGAGCGGCACCAAAGCAACGTGCTTTAGCCCACCAGGGTGAGTCTTCTTCATACATGTATTAGGCATCCTTAAGTCGGTCCCTCATCTCTAAGAAATCGTCTTCAAGGAGAATCACATAATTCTCCCCGTCTAGATGGACACCCAATACGGGCATGCGTCCATCCATGATTGCCTCTCCAGTTATTTTCTTCAACACCTCTGACTTTACTGAGAAAGATTTCTTCCCTGTAAATTTATGTTCAATCAAGAGGTCGCTTGACCGAACATCTCCTTTGTGAGACCAAAACGCTCCAGAAGCTGCCATTGTCTTACCGCCAATCTTCTTAGCGAGACGCTTTTCATGCTTCTGTGATTGCTTTTGTCCTTCAGTCTTCATCGTCCGCCAATATTGGTGCAGCATCTGATGACAGTACGGCTTTCTGTATTGCTTCTTTAAGGTCAACTTCTTCACGGATACTGGCAATAACAGAGTCAATGCCCTGCCATTTCCTCTCGCCGTAATAGAACCAACCACCTTTGCGTTCAACGACTCCCATAATTACGCCAAGAGATGCGATTTCCTTAGCGAAATCAAACTCTCCTGGAGCACAGGCGCCACCTTCTGCAAAGTAGAAATCAAAGTATGCAACACGCTGTGGTGGTGCAGTTTTGTTTTTAAGTGTACGAACAACAATTTGCTGACCTACACGAACCTTGTTTGTTCCAGAACCAATCTCAATCCATTCCTTACGACGAACTTCGCAACGAGTAAAAAACGCATAGTTCTTACCTTCTCCACCAGGAGTTGTACGAGGGTCACCATGCATGACACCAATTTTCATTCGGTACTGGTTAATGATAAGACCCAATACCGGACGCTCGTCCTCAGTAAGGGAACGCTTCATTGCTGTGCCTACTACACGGAAGAACTTGTTGGTGAGAAGTGCTCCACGACCAACAGTTGCTTCACTCATATCCTTTTCCATTTCTGGCATAGGAGAGAGTGCTGGTAATGAATCAATAACAATTGCATCTACAGATTTAGACTCAGCAAACTCAATGACTGCTTGATATGCCTCTTCCATAATGCTGGTTTCAATAACGATTACACGACTGGTATCTACGCCACACATTGCTGCATATTCTGGAACCCATTGCTCTGCTGCTACCCACACTGTGGTGTACTCAGGATTTAACGCTTGATTTGCAGCAATTGTTTTAAGAGCGAGAGCTGTCTTGCCGTGCGATGGCTCGCCAATAAGTTCGTTCCATTGGTTACCAGGAAAACCACCACCAAGAACAAAGTCAAGAGTAGTACTACCACTAGTAATACGGGGAATAATATCGCTGCGAATATCGCTCGCAAGAACGACAACGTCAGACTTAAACTTCTTGTTAAGTTGTGCAACAAGTTTTCTTGCTTCAGCATTTATCATATCTTTTGTCCTTGGGCGTTGTAACCGTCTGGCATCGGATTGAAACCAGAAGTGCTTGAGTTTCCTATTGCGCTTTTAACGCCACCTTCAACTTTTGCTCCAGTCAATGCTCCATAACGAGAGCCTGATTGCATAACCGGATAACCACAGTCATAACAACGTAAAGCAATGTTGGGTTGTGGTGACATGTAATTTCCTCCACCACATTCAGGGCATGGATTGCTTTGTGTTGCACTCTGTGCCTTTGCTGCTGACGGTGCCTGCTGTTGTGGCGCAACATATGGAGTCATGGGTTGCTGTGAGGGTGGCAACGGATTGTTTACAGGGCGTTGTTGAGGTGCCTGTGGTTGTGTGCCTAGCTGCTTAGCCCACCAATCTGCATTACTCATTTATGTCGTCCATTTTCTCCCAACGCTTCTCGCAGCGTGTGCATAGCACTGTGAACTTGGCCTGTGTCCAAGAGATGCTGTACATCTTGTGCCCAAATACTTTACAGATAAAACTCATTTTGCTTCTCCCCATTTATCTACGATTTTAACTTCAGCAATAAGAGGAACCGTAATTTCAGGTAACTTGATACCTTCCATTGACTCTCTAATTGCCTCCGCTGTTTCTTCTGCTAAATCTTCACGTGCCACTGTAACGAGTTCGTCGTGCACAGTCAATACTACATCAACACCTGGCTCATCCACGAAACACGAATGTGCTCTGACGATGGCGAGTTTCATCAAATCTGCAGCAGAACCTTGAATCATTGTGTTAAACGCTTGTCGTTCTGCCCTGCTTCGTAACCCTTTATCAGAACTTTTTAGGTCAGGAATATAACGACGGCGTCCAAACATCGTTTCCACATAAGGAGATGGAGTACGTTGAGAAGCTAAACGAATAACCTTGGCTTTGTACTTAGCGATATCATGGAACCGCTCTGTAAAGTCGTTCAACAGTTTCTTAGCAGCATCAACAGTTAGCCCTAGTGATGAAGCAATCTTGTCAGGACCTACACCGTAAGACATCGCTAATACCAAAACTTTACCTGCTTTACGGTCAAGCCCTACAGTGTCACCAATAGTGGTGTAGATATCTTTGCCGTTTAGATAATTGTCCATCATGATTGGGTCGTTAGAAAACGAAGCAATGATGCGTGGTTCAATCTGTGAGTAATCAGCAACTACTATCTTGTATCCTTCAGGAGCAATAAACAAATTACGGATTAACTTTCCATATGTTCCGCTACTAGGGATGTTCTGTAAGTTAGGGTCACTACTGGAAAAACGACCTGTCTCTGCTCCATGGGATTTAAAACTTGTGTGTACCTTGCCGTTAATAAGTAATGATTTTTTATCAACAATCTTTGCTTTGCCTAAATTTGTACGAGTAATTTCTCCGCCCAAATAAGGCATTACATAAGTCGTCATCAACTTGTTTAAGTCTTGATACTCCAAGATGGCGTCAACTAATTCATCTTTAGAGCGGTAAAACTCAAGTGCGTCAGAAGATACAGAAAACTGATTGATAGTAAGGGCTTGACCTGCTGCAAGCATGTCCTGTCCTTTGCTAGTCAAAGCAATCTTTACTTTGAGGTTAGGCTTGATTCCACGTCCACCCTCTTCTTTAGGTGAGAACAAAATCTTTTGTTTCTCTGGAACTGAGTTCATAGAAAATGCTTTGCCTGCAAGTTTCCAAGCAGTGGCTTTAGCATTATCAATATCAATATCAAGACGCTTTTTCAAGTTCTCTAGTTCATCAACATCAACGGTTGCTCCAGCCAACTCCATATCGCAGAGAGCAGCGATGATATCCATCTCTAACTGCCATACACGAGCAAGGCTTCCGGTTAACTTAGGCTGTAGTTCTTTATACAGCTTCCAAGTTACCTCTGAGTCAAACCCTGAATAATGTGCAACGTCTGAGAACGAATGGACTTCCACCATTGCTCCAATGCCTTTTTCAACTTTAATCTTTAGATACTTTTCTGAAGTATCTTTTAATCCCAACTTGCCACGGTTGCGGTTATCTAAAATAAATGCTGCCATCATCGTGTCAAAGAATGGCTTTGGTGGAACAACGCCTCGGTAATACTTAGCAATTGATTTAAGGTCAAACTTAATATTGTGACCCACCTTTAACTTGTCGCTAAAGAACAAAGGTTTTAATGCTTTAAACACATCTCCCGGTAATAGCTGAACAGGAGGAACATCAAAGACAGGTTGCCACTTTGATTGGTTCTTTGAGAAGTCAGTCTCTTTTAAATCTTCTAAGTTCTTTCCTGCAGCAAGTTTCTTTTGACCACTGAGAAGAAGTTCTTTGTCCCAACGTAAGAACTCGCCGTTAGGGTGTCCCATAGGTATAACGTCTGTGCGACCATCTGTTGCTAATGAAATCCACAAGACATCGTTGACGACTGGTTGGATGCGGTTCTCTCCAACAGTTTCTACGTCAAATGCAAATCCATCTACCTTGGAGTAAAACTCAACAAGGTTTGCTAACTGTTCTTTTGTTGTAATGATGTTCATTTTAATCCCCTCTAGGTGTGTAGAAGGGGGCCTGGAAACGGAAGACAGACCCCCCACTACTGTGGAAGCTTTACGCTACGGTGCGAGCAATTTCAAGAAGTTCAGAGCGAGGGGTCTCTCGGACTACTTTGTCTGCTGTGAATAACTCAGCAGCTGCAATTTGCGCTGTAACGTCGTCTAGTGACAACTTCCACTCCTCAGCAAGGTCACGACCACGTACATAGTTGAGGGTGTACTGTGTCGTTGGTCCTGTACCCATGCGAGAAATTTCCCAGAACTCACGGTCAAGTGGTCCCTTGCGCTCATCATCATGAGCTTTCTTAATCTGACGAGCAAGTGAAGGTGGAGCAGTCAAAACCTGTACGCCAGTTGTTTCACCAGCAAGAACAAGAATGTTGAATGCAAACTTTCCACGAGGCTTGTCGCCAAGAATTTCGCAGAGTGGGCAACCATCTCCGATGCAAACAAATGACTTCTTTCCTTTTGAAATAGCGTCAATCCAGTGCTGCTCGTAGGTTGCAAATGGGTGGTCTTGAAGGAACTTAACAAGTTGTGGTTCTTCTGAGAAACGGAAGTCCGTTGGGAACTCAGAAGTAGGTGCGTTAAGTAGAGCGTCTACTGCGCCCCAACCTTCTTGAACGGTTGTTCCAACTGTTGGTTGGATATCTGCGCTGTCTTCAGCGAGATATGTGTCAGCATCAACTGACGGCTTTGTAATTGGCATGTGGTTCCTTTGGTAATGAGGCCTAACGGCTCTCTGTGGATGTGATGTCCTTCCAGCGACTAACTAAAGCCTCTGTCAGGTCTTCGTGCTGGCCCCACTCTACACGAGCGGTTCCAAGTAAGCCTCTTTTGGCGAATTCGTCAACAGTGGCTTCAATGAGTGCTTTGGTATAAACCCGATTTCCTCCAGTTTTCTGACCCTTTAGGGTCTTAGCCCGAAGCCTATACGGGGCACGTGGTATATACCCTTTGCGCTCCCATAGACGAACAGTAACAATTTGTTTCTCCAACGCTTGCGCTAACGCACCGATGGTAAACACTTCTGTTTCTTGTCCACCTAATGTTTTAATGATTGGGTTTGCATCCCAACCATTAGTCTCACCGCTTTTACGGCGAGAAACCTTTGGGTCTGGTTCACGACGCTTCTTCTTAGAGCCAGGAATGTACTCTAAATCAGCAAACGCCTTTTCAATTTCGTCGTCACTACGTAGACCAGCCATTATTTATCCTCTAACTTATCTACGTAACTTCCTATTGGTTCTGCGTGTTTGTCACAGCAAACGGAACCATCTATCCAGATGTACCATTTAACTGTATTAGAACATCCGTCTACATAACATTTCATTTTTACTTCTTTAATACCAACGCCCAAGTAATTGAGGATGGATACATTTCATCAACTTCTGCTTCTGTAAGTTCGTCGTTGTACAGCGCTGCCATCAATGCGTCTTCGTCAACAACACGAATAGTTTTATAGAGAGTATCTTCCATACTTTTTTCAGTAATGAGTTCTTCTGCTCGTGTCTCATCAATCTTTCTTGATACACGGCGTTGTTTAATGATTGAGTTATAACCATCTACTTCTTCTGGAAGTTCAATGACAATGTTTCCTTTGTCATCTTCTTCTCCTTCAAGGTCAAGAACCTCAAACAACTCAGCACGAAGAGCTTTTTGCTCTTTCTCTAAATAATCTAGCTGTGATTTAAGAAACGAATACTTCTTTGCACGGGCAATGAGGTCTGTCTCATCTGCATTGCGGTTTTCTGCTGGCGCTACTCTTGCCATGTTATTCCCCCTTCAGGAAGTTAAGAAGACTTCCTACCGTTAAGTCTACACCACCCTTGTGATTGATGCCTTCTCCGTCCATCACAGCGTCTGCTACTGCATTCTTCTGCATCAACATTTGGTGTTGTCTTTCTTCTATTGAGTCTAGCACAAGGAAGTCTTGAATCACAACGTGGGACCAAGTACTGGAGGCACGTCGTATGCGGGAGTTGCGTTGGACAGCAGTACCTGATGACCAAGGTAAGTCAAAGTTAACTAACATGTTTGCTTGTGGCAAGTCCACACCATAGCCGCCTGCATCAGAGGATATGAGTACCCTAACTTCTTTAGAAGTTTGAAAAAGCACCTTTGATTCTTCTTTTTCTTTAGCGTTTAGCAGTCCTGAGTAGAGAGTGCTAACAATCTTCTTTTTCTCCAGAGCCTCTTGAAGCAAGGGAAGCATACCTAGGAAGCAGGTAAAGATGACTACCTTGTGGTCTTCGTTGGCTTCTAGGTGCTCAACAACATAGCTAATTACAGCCTCTAGTTTTTGAGATTTTTGCGTTTTTGAAAGAAGTCCAGCGTCTTCAAGCCCAGCGTTATAAACGCTACCCCCACGAGAACCTTCAATGTTAACTTTTTCGCCATCAATATCCTGCCATCCGTTACGAAACTTAGTTGAACTTTCAACTAGTAGCTGAGGTGAGTCGCATAGCATCCTTAAAGAAGTTATCTTGGACATTATGGAACCCCGTAGTTTATCAGCTGGGCTATTGGCTTGGTAGCCTTGTCCGTAGTGAGCGTCTAGGGAGAAAGAACCTCCCAGCAATTCTTGAGCTTCTAACAGTTCCTGTACTAAGTCAGAAGAAATCTTCTTGTAAAGCTCTTTGTTGGGTTTGTCTAGTCCTACAAGTATTGGCTCTAAATGAATTGTTTCTGGAAGATAAGGCGCTACATCTGGGTCCTTCTGTGTTTTGCGGACTGCTACTTGCTTCATCTTCTCATGGAAAATAGGTAGGTTCCTGTAACGCTGAACTCCGCCAAAGTGATTGCGTACGATAAAGGTTTGGTCAAACAAGTCAAAACGCCCTAGCAGTGTTGGGTCAACAAACTGCATGATGGAATACAGTTCTTCTGGGCGACCGTTCTCAATGGGTGTACCTGTAAGGGCAAAGCGGACAGGGACCTGGCGTGCAAGTTCCTTGACTCTCTTTGACCGTTGAGACCGGAAGCCTTTAACAGCGGTGGCTTCATCGCAAACAACAGCGCCCCAGTCGTAATGCTTAATATGGTTCCAGTCATTGACGATTGTTTCGTAGTTACAGATTACATAGTTGGTATGGACTTCCCATTCCATCTCTCGTGACCAACGGACCATGCGTGTTGTTTTGCTACCATCAATTACACTAGTACTGGCATCAGAGAACTTTTTAATCTCTTTCTCCCACTGGTATTTCAAACTAGACAAAGCAATAACGAGTATAGGCTTTGTTATTTCTCCCTGTTCTTTCAGCTCTTCAATAGCAGCAATAGTCATTGGAGTTTTTCCAAGACCCATTTCGTAAGCGACTAACATCTTCTTACGTTCTACCATCTTGGCTACTGCCTCAACTTGATACGGTTTCAAAGTTCCTTTAAACATCGGGATTATCCACCGGAGTAGGAACCGTTAGAAGGGTTCCGCAATCATCGCATTCACCATCGGTAAACCACAATGCTATGTCGTAGTCTTCAAACATAGCTCTAATCTTTAATACTAAATGCCCGCAGTTAGGACATGCATGAGTAGGTAATCCACGTGCGTCTAGTGCCACTTATAAGCTTCCTTGCCGTAAATCATGTCACGAGCAGTGGAGATTCCTTGATGGATTTCTGCCTCTGTCATGTCTCCTGGGTCCTTCACATCAATCCCAGTATAGTTGAAGTACGACAACTCAATCCCATACTTACGAGCAAAGCCACGCATCAATTCATTGGCGTGCATACCCGCATCGTCTTTATCAAAAGCTGCAATTACACGCTTAGCTCTACGCATAATCTTTGCTTGTTCTTCGCTAATGATTGCGCCAAAAGTAGAGATAGCTCCCTCAACTCCAGCGCTTGCTAGCCTTGGTACATCCAAAGGAGACTCTACGACTACAAGAGTCTCTGTGCTCATTACTTCAACGCCAAAGACTGTTCTTGACTTCTTAACTCCTTGAGGTTGATTGCGAAAGAACCTTCCACGTGCTCCCTTCTCCTGCCATCCCCATAGACTGTAATCGTTTGGGTCACGGATAGGGACAATCCAGGCTTCGTTATTTTTATCCCATAAGACGTTGTGGTGCTTTGCTGCTTCAACACTGATGAACCTCTTTCGTAATTCTTTTTCTGGTGGGTCTGTGTACACAGCAAGCCGTGCTTCTGACATGGCGATTGGTTCTTCAATGGAGACATACTGTGGCAACTCACGGATACGCTTTAACAGTACGTCTGCATCTATCTCGTTACTGGAATTCACATAGTCTTTGGCATCAAAGTAATCAATACCCTTGATGTCAGCAACTAACGTGTATACGTTGCCCTTGTAACCACATGAGAAGCAGATATGTGCTCCTGTTACAGAGTTAATCCACCACGACGGATTGTGGTCTTCCTTTCCAGTACGAGCTTTGTGCATAGGGCATAGGCCCTGCACCTCATCTCCTCGCTGAGCAACGAGAGGAATATCTAAGTTAAGAAGTACCTTCTCAACATCAACCATTGCCGCCCCAATTAGAGCAGTATGGACACTTTAACATTTCTGATTCATCGTGGAAGCAACCGGTTTCCCACTTCCATGTCAATGACGTTTCTTTTGGTGGGCAGTTACGAGAAGCAACTACCTTAAGCAAACGAATAGAGTCATCTTCTTCTACTGGCTCAAGACCAAGAATTACATCTGAGTCTTGGAAGAATGAGGATGAGTAACCAATAGAGTCAGCAGTAACTTTTCCTGCACGCATTTTCCATAACAATGTCTGAGTTGTAATGACAATAGGAAGGTTTACCTTTTGTGCTAAACGCTTTAACGCACGAGTAATGTTAGTGATTGCTTGTGGAGTGTTCATCTCTCCAGTCAAATCATCAAGCATCAAGTACACACCGTCTACAAAGACAATGTCTGGCTTTAGCTGCTCAATCTTTGCGGACAATGCAGAGACGGTAATACCGTTTACCGCATCAACTAAATGAAAGGGATGCTCTGTCTCCATCTTGTTGAGCATGTCTATGTAACGGTTCTCTTCTGCTGGTAATAACTTTCCTCGGCGCAATCTTCCGTGGTCAATGTGAGAACGCATAGCATCATGGCGCTGTTGTTGCTCATGGTTGTTCATCTCAAATGACTGAAACATCGGAATCTTGCCAAGCGCATGAACATTGATTGCTACCTGCAGTGCCACCTGAGATTTACCTGTCTTAGGTGGCGCAATAATAGTTACAAGTTGTCCCCCTTGTAACCCTGCAGTTGCTTCATCAATATCTTTAAATCCTGTAGGTATTCCAAGAAACTCTTGGTTCTGAATTGCTTGGTATTCCTTGTAACGTTCTTCAGTATTTTTTGTAAGGTCAACTTCGTGAGTGCCAAGTACGCCTTGTTCATTGACTTTGGAAACAGTTTGTTCCATAGCAAGAAGCGCTGCTTCATGGTCATTTGTCTGCAGGTTTTCAACTGCATTCTCAAGTCCTTGCCGTGTGAGTAAACGACGGCGAAACTCAACCATCGTATCCAGCAAGTAATCCATGCTGTCTTCAACATTGAGAACCTTGTAGTTTGGATAATGGTCTAAGACAGTTGTGGCAGTTGGGACTTCGCTGTACTCGCTGTAGTGCTTACGGACAAATGCCCACACCTTGCGGTTGTCGTCATCTAAGAACCAGACGTCAGTAATGCCTCTTTGCAGGACAGGGGTAATTTCACGTTCTTTGATTACCTTGCTGACTAATCTGTGTTCGTTATCTGCTGCCAATTACTTCCACCGCTCTCCACATGACTTACATTGTAAATAAGAATTACCATTCACATATATGCGCTCAACATTGTGAGCATGGCACATAGGACAATTGGTGTTTGCAACACTGAACATAACGCCCTCCCTCAAGGACTAGATATTGTCTAGTTGTACTCCTGCTGAGCCATACATTGCAACTCGGCCTGGCACATCTATCACTGCCTTAAGGTTAGCACGGTAGGGCAGTCCACCCACAATCTCATGCGGGTCCTCGTAGAGTTGCCAATAGTTGAATGGGTTGACAGCACGTCTCTCTAACTTCTCAAATGCTTTGTCAAGTAGCTCTTCTGTCCAACCCTCATCCTCAAAGCCAGCTAGCTCTAAAGAAATTCCATACTTGTTTCCCAATGTCCACAGCTTGTTAGCTACAAGAAGGTCAACGTCTCCAATAGCGTAAGTTATCTTCTTACCTAAAAGACGTTTCTCCTCAACTGTCTTTAACGTTAAAAGAAGAGTTGTTGTTGCTATAACTTGAGGAGAGGAGACGTTTGAAATGTCTCCGTTTTTCATAGTACTTCTATAGTAGCGTAGTTAACTACGAACTCACGAAACTTGTCTGGGTCTTGGCTTGCTTCCATAGCCCATTCTTCTGGGACGTTTACTGGAACGCTGATTGAGTAATGGCCTTGTGAACGAATCTTTTGGTCTACAAAAGAACTGTGCTTGCAAGACTCTTTCTTAATCCAAACTGGACAGTTGCAACGAGTTCTTTTACTTTCAGTATCAAGTTCAACTTCAAAAACTCCATGAACAGAAATGAACTGCTGAACAGTCATCCATTCTTTGTCCACTTGGAATCCTTTCATTGTGCGCCACGCAAATCTGAGCCAAGTATAGGGACTCTAATGAAAGCTTCGTTAGCAAAACTAGCCATAGCCTCGCTGTACTGGGCTTCCCAGTTCTCTAACCTGACATTGGTAGTAACAATTGTAGGCAAACCTTTGTCGTAGCGCAGTCTTAGAATCTCATCAAAAGATGTGTCGTCATACTTAGAACCGTATTCTTTACCTAAATCATCAAGTATTAATACTCTTACATTAAGCCAATCAAAACGGCAACGACCGTGGAAACCATCTAACTCATACATCATCTCCCGCTTGTCTTCGCCATCCATATCAAATGTTGACTTTTTACGGGCAAGAAATTCTGGGTATGTCATGTAATAGATTGGGCGAAAACCTAAACCGTACTCTGTTTGTTTGACATGCATCAATGATGCCGCTTTAACTTCCTCGTCAGGCAAATTACGGACTACCTCCATCGCTGCAACAACAGCATGAGTAGTCTTTCCTAGCCCAGGACCGCCATCAAAAACCAACCCAACGCCATTGATGCCTATGTTCCCAATGCTTTGAACAACCTGACCGCTAGAAACATCGTCCAACCAGTTCTTAATCTCGTCAGGGAATGAGCCAACTTTCTCAGCAATATCTGAGGGCTCTAGACCAATGAATCTTGGTGGAATATTTGAAGTTCTTAATAGCCAATGTTTTTTAATTGGCGACAAAGTGTTAACGTCATACATCGTTTTCGCCCTCTTTTAATATTTGAATTAATGTTTCCAGTCTACCGACATCGGTGACCTTGAACCTCGCCTCTAGGTTCTCATCGTACTCAATTGAAACAAGCCCCAATTCGTACAAACGCATTAGGGCTTGCTCAAGTTCGTCTTCAGTCACTTACTTGTCTTCGTTTTCCTTAAGCCAAGCAGCAAATGCAATTTGTGTTTCTTCTTCAGCAACTTGATTTTCTTCAAGGTACTCTAAGAAATCTGGGTCTTTCATAAGGTCCGGTAAAACTTCTGTACTCATGCTTTGAACTCCAATACTCCAACAAATGCTGTTGGTTTTTCTGTTGTCTTATCAACTTTTGTTGGGCTCATCTTAACGCTCTTACGAGGAGTCATTTCAAGAACCTTTGCTTTAATCCAACGCTTACCTGCTGATGCGTTCTTCCATGCTGCTTCTGCACTTACAGCTTCTGCTGGTTGCATTGAGTTTGGATTATCAACATTAATTGCTGGAGTGAGAAGGCTGACGTTAGCCAACCATGCGCCACCTTGTTCGGTGTTGAGTGTAAGTGTTGCTGTGAATTTCTTTGTTACTTTTTTAGCCATGCTCTTATTCCTCCCTTGAACATATTTGCTGCAAACAAACCTGCTGCAACAACAAGTGCGTAACCAAGTATTGTTTTCATTTGTTTTCCTTTATTCTCTTTTCGTGCCGCTCAAGCTGTGCACGACCAGAGAGTGAATTCTGGAATGTGCGACCATCACTTGCCATGAGCCTATCAGATGCTGTGGCAGTCTCAATCTTAGCAGTAACTTTGTTGAGACCTAAGTTCTCACGGGCTTGGTTCATCTTGGTGCCGAAGGAGGCAAGGTACTTCTTGTAGAGCATCGGAGCTTCATCGCCAATGCCTTTGAAGTTGCGCTCGTCCTGCATGAACAAACGAAGCAACTCAAGCTCTATGAGCGGTGTTGTTCCGTACTTTGTTCTGAAGGCACGGAGCGCTCCTGAAAGTTGCTTGACGCTAACCGTTCCGGGTAGAAGAGGATATTTGCGCCCGACTTGGTAACTAAACTCAGCAGCCACATCCATAGCCGTCCATTCATGCTCTGGCCTCTTGCCACGGGTCTTGGGGTCAGACTTTCGGACCTTGGGCTGTGGTGCATCTTTCGGTTCAACGAGTCCAAAGCCTGCAAGTGAGTCTGTGTCATCTTCCCATTTTCTCATAGGAACCTTAATCTCCTTTGTGAAACCTACGGTTTCAGATTCTTTTAATTTATTACTATCTTGGCTATTGGCATTAGGTACTAATGGCTTATAGCTAGGATGGCTAATACGACTATTAGTCACATAGTCATGTGAGGTGCGGTAATTTTTTACCGCTACATTATCCACATGCCGGTAATTTTTTACCAAGATAATTTTCTTTCCCTGGTAACCGTTAGCCCGCCTTGTTGCTTCGGTAAGAATTAGCCCAGCCTTCTCCAAGCCTTGGAGGGCGCTACGGACCGTCTTGTCACTTGACTTGCCACTCTCTGCACAAAGCTCAGCTACTGAGGCCTGTACGAGCCCTCCAGGGCCCGCTAAACGGCAAAGAATGGCTAGTAGCCTGAACTGGTAATCGGATATGTCGGCTGTAAAGGCCTCTGGTGGCAGCATGGGGCGAAGACTACTCGTTATCCTCAAAAGGTGAAATGTCCTTCTTGGCTATCTGATTGATGATGTGGTCCATGACAGACTCGCTGATTGACTCCATGACCGTGCTGGCAATGTAGGCAGCCATCATGTCTATAGCAACTCCCAAAGTTTTATGCATGGCATCGTGCAACTGCTCGGTGTCCATGTCGGTGAACGGGTCATCAATCTCAATCGGGTCTATGCCATCGGTGATATCCCAGACATCTAGCGCCAGGTCTTCAACGGTATGAAGGATGAGATGGTCATTGAGGCTATCTGTCCAGACGATACCAACGGCATCCTTGGACTCTAGTTGCCTTAAGACTTCCTGGATTGGCTCATCGGTGATGGAGATATCATCTGCTTGCTTGAGGATATGCTCTAGCCCTGTGGCATCTTTGAAGTAAGCAGTTACTTTGACTCTGTTCTCAAGGCACTTACGGATAACTGACTGTGAGAACTCGTCGTAATTTTTCTTTACTGGAAAAATAACCTCTGGGGATTGTTCAGAATACTTTGTGATTAACTGGTCAAGTGCTTTAGAGACATCAAGGTTCTCATCTGAAAATAGGGCTATCTTCATTTAGAACCTCGGCAAATTGCGTCGGGAGGCATTGAAGACAACTGGCTTGTTGATTACCTTGTTAAGGATAAGTGCAATAAAAGCAGTTGCAGGCACTAAGACGATGTAGGTTTTGTTTAAGTTGTCCAAACAAAACAGTGCGCCAAAACTTAATGGCAGTGATAGAACGGCATAAAGCCTTTCCTTATCAAAGAACCACGCAAGCACGAGAGCAAGGAATTCAATTCCAAAGGTGACTGCTGTTCCTGATAGGAGTACGGAGATGAGTAGGTTAACCATGCGGTCATCCTACACGGTCAGGTTGGTGTACTCCAGTCCAGCAGGTGTGGTGATTCTCCACCAGGTATTCATAGGCACCCAGTCCATCATGGTCTGGGCAAGGCGTAGGAACTTAGTGTCCTTACCTGGGTAGTAAAGGCTTGGTGAATTGTTGGCTGTTCCTTGCCAAATGACTCCAACAGATGCTGGCATTGAGCCGTCAAAATAGTCTGTAGGGAGGTAAGTGTCTTGTCCCTGAATCATATCTAGGTTAAATGAGTCGCCAATGTTTGCAGTGCCGACAAACCGAACGTGAGCGTGGTCTGGTTGTGTTCCAATATCCATAAGTCCACCTACGTAGTGACGCATCCACATCATGCCCATCATGTGGGTATCTTGGAAAGAAGTAATCAAGTTATCATCTGCGTCAAATACGTCAATGTACATGTCCATCATTGGGATAGAGTCTGAATATGCGTACATGGAAACGTTAAAGTATGTTCCTGGGTCTACAGGAATTTGAGAGGTGTTAGACAACGTCCACGTGGTTGCTGTAGCAGTAAACTTTCCACTATGAAGGCTTGGGTAACCTTCTTTAGGATAGTTAGTTGGGTCTTGCGAAAAAGTTAATCCTGTCAGTGTCCAACCAGTAGCGTCAGTTTCAAAAGAAGGATTTGCAATGTAGTTGGTTTGTGAGGGCTCCAACTGCACTGTGACTGCACGAGCCTCATCGTAAGCAACAGATGTTCCAACTTGGAAGCAAACCATATCTACATAGTATGTTCCAGCAGCAGACCAAGAAATTTTAAGTCCTGCATAACTTGCTGCTCCAACATCCGCTTCATCTGCGTTAATGATTTGAGATGCTAATTTCCAAGAATTGTTAGCTGCAGTTGAGCTGCCAGGAATTGTGTAAATAGCATTGTCGTCAGCATCATAAAACGTAACAGAAGGCGTTACCGAGCCAGCACTAGTTGGAGATTTAACTTGGAAAGAATATGCGTAATGGTTTCCAGGAGTGATTGGAATTCCCTGAGATACAGGTGATGTGTTTCCTAATGAGATATTCCCCGCACCACTAGCAACAATCTTTAGTGTATAAACTTGGTCAATTACATTTGATATTGCTGTATTTGGAAGAAGCTCAGCTGTGTAACTAATGGTTGCATTAGTAGCAACCCAGTTTCCTGTTGACTTATAAAAGGTAGAGTCTTGAACAGATAACAAAAGATTAGGGGATACAGTTACGTTGGTAAGAAACCCAGTCAAAGCTTGTGAGTAATTCTTTAATCCTAATGCGGTTCCCTTTTGAGAGTATAGGTAAATAGCGTCACGAATAAGTCTGCGTTGGCTAACGATTGGTAGGTTAGCTTCTGGCTCCATACCTACGCTATACATTTCAGCAGGGATGGTGGTGTAGTTTGATGGGTCAATATTGTGGTACGGCCTTAAAAGCTGAAGCTGAGTGAGCATTTGTTCGTACGTAAACGCCATGCCATCTAAAAATCTGTAAAGGTCAGATTTATATGCATCAGTTTTTTGTGGCACTACACCGAAAGGACTGAGGACATCACTAGTTAATGTACGAGGAAGAAAATTAAGCATCTTATCCATGACATCTGTATCAGAAGGAACTACGTCATAAATTTCTCCTGCTTTAACCCAAATCTTTTGGTCTGTGTATAAGAACGCACGATAGTAAAGATTTTTTCCAGGAACAATTGGAATGAAGGTAGCGTCACCAGTGTTTTCTTCTCCATCTTTTAAAAGAGTTTTCTCTAAAGTACCTGAAAGATTAGAACCATCGGGGCTGCTTATTTCGTAAGCAATAACTCCATCTTCTGCTGTTTCAGGAAACCCATTTTGATTTCTAACAATGCGGAATCGGGTAAAGACACCAATAGCATTTTGCCAAGTTACATACGCCTCATCAAACCGTAAGACGTTAATTGTCATCGGTGCTACTGAGTATGAAAGCTTAGGAGTTTCGCCGTACCTGGCGCCTCCATAAACTATATCGCCGTATTTTGACACGTATTACGCTCCGATAAGTAGAAGTGGATTAAACGTTTCTCCTGAAGGGATAGTTCCCCATGAATAGGTACTACCATCTGTGGTTAAGAACTTGCCGTTGTTTCCAGTTACTGAAGGTACCTGGCTTACTGCAGCCCATGATGCCGATGAACCGTTGGTAGTTAAGAACTGACCATTGTGCGTAGACTGAGAAGGCAAGAAGTTTGCAGTAGTCCATGAGAAGTCGTAGTCAGTGCTTGAGTTCTTTACGAGAACTTGACCAGAGGTTCCACCTGTTGGGGTCTTAGCTGCGTAGGCTACTGCTAATCCGTACTCAATGTTATTGATACGGTCTTTAAGGGTGTTCCAGGTGTACGAAATAGGCTGTTGAACAAATGAGCCTACCCATCCAGAGCTAAGAGTTGGATAAGTTCCTACTACTGTTTCTAAAGATACAACTTCCGCACGAAGAGTGTTGACATGTGCAGCAAGAACAGTGGTGGTGAAGTCAACAACATCGGTTCCATACGAAACGAGGTTGGCTGGGTATGTAGGTGAAACGTTTGCCACTAGTCTGTCCTTTCAAACCTATCGGCTTATTTTCTCTGGTTTGCCCTCTTTTTACTGCCTTAACTGCTATCCGTTGCTGCCGTGAGTGTGGCTTGGGCTAGTTCTAGAAGCCAAAGTTGTATGCAAAGTAGTTAATTGAGACTCAATAGAAGCAATTCTTGTTTCATGGTCTTTTAACTTGGCTGCCATAGCAAGCAAAGTTGCAACTAAATCTACTTCTTGTGTGCCGTCTGCTTGGGTAACTATGATTAAGTAAGGAGTAAGGCCCGTTAAAGAAACCGAGTTAAGTAACGGCTTTATTAACATCTTTTTACTTTTGTCTTGGTGCTTTCCAAACTCCCCTATCCATACAGGATAGGAAGGGTCTCCCGCTTGAAACATTACCCATACCCCTTGACCAATAGCTGGTGCAGGAAGGTTTAATCCGACAGGAGTTATAGGAAGAATCCAATCAGTGCTTAAAGGTTTCTGAGTAGAGCCTTTAGGCGTATTAAAAAACTGAAGGGTTACTTTTACACGGTTTTGTTTTTTAGGGTCTTTGTTATCTAAGACCGTAGCTTTGTAGACACCATTTAAGGTCTTAACGCTGTCCGTCATCACATAGAACCAAGGCTAATGTTTCCTTCTTGGAAACGAAAGATTTCAGGTTCATCCCCAACTAGAGTGTTTAGTCCCGAATCTCCTTGGCGATGCAACACTGTTACCTTGGCAAGTTTTACAGAGTTTAAGCCATTTAAGGTGTACTCAATGTCTTGTTGGTGAATTGTTTGGGCAAAATCATTGTTGTAGTACCCATAGGTAGTAATCATTGCAGATTTAATTTCAGCTTCCACTTCTGAATGTGTGTATTGTGGGTTAGCTAAATATTGAATCGCAATAACAACGTCTACATAAGTAGGTGGTTGAATAGTCAATGACGTACCAATCAATAAGCTTGGAGTCAAAGCATTTACTACTGTTGTTGACAGATTTGTAAACTCAGTAGTTGGGTCTCCGTTGCTATCTAACCCAGGAGCCAAGTCATTATCTGTAGCATTTCTTTTTGGACCAATATAAAGCGTTACAGACGTCCAGTTAGTTCCTGAAACCCCTTTTGCTTTTCCTGCACCAGCTCCAATAGCAAGGCTCTTAAAATCTTCAAGAGTAATTGCACGGCTGTTTGCACGAAGATAAAGAGGAGCAAGATAACGAACAACTTCAATAGTATCTGGGTCCGTTCCTCCTGTGGCTACTGTCTCGTTTAACACTGAAATGTTAGTTACAAAAGCTGCAAAATCATTTGTGTTTAATCCAGGAACATATTCAATGTTTGTGATGATTCCATTGAGAATATTTCCAATAGTTCCTCCACCTACTGTGTACAGTGCTCTAATTTCTTTGAGGTTTACTGGAATCAATCCTGAAATACCGTTACCAAATTGAATATAAATGTTGTTATTGGAGTCACTAAACGTAGTGAAGACCTGGTCGCTAGGACCGCTGTCAAGAATGTGCTTTACTTCTTTCCACTTAGAGTAAGAAGTTCCGTCTTTAATGTAAACAGTAATTGAGCCATCTACAACAGGAGATTCTCCAAGTAAAAATACTTGGTTAGGGGTTCCATCAGAAGAGCCTACATATTCTCCATACGCATTTGCATTTGCAGAAACAAGAGAGACTGACTGCCCATGTGTTGCGTCTACATAAACATAGTTATTGGCAGGAGCAGTTGTGTCTACAGTAGTTGTAAAATAAACTTGGTTAACGATGTCTTTGTTTGTTCCTGTAACAACATCTCCGTATACAACCGTTCCTGCAGGAATGTCAATCTGCACATCAGCTGAGTTTGTAAACTTAACTGAAACCGTTGCTGATTTATAGCCTGATGGGTTATATCCATAGGTTTTAGCAAGGTTGTAAACGCTTTCTCGTTGGGTAGCTGTTGCTATGAAGGACTCATTAGCAGCTCTGTCAATATAGAAAGACATTAAATCGCCCATGTAAGAGAACGCTTCAATCAAAGCAATTCCAAAATCTGCAGGGTTGTTACCAGTCCATGTTGGTAGACGGTCTTGAACACGGGAGATTAACTGGTCACGAATTGCATAGTAGTCACGGCTTGTGTAATCAACCGATACCGGAATAAGGGATGGAGGTGTGATTGTCATAGGTTCTCCTCTGAAGCTGGGTTACTTCCGTCAACGGTTATAAGAGCAATTGTTGTTACTGCAGTTTGCTGATTGTTTGGTAGGTCATAGATAATGCTGATATTTACGGTGTTGGAGTATTCATCGTATGTAATGTCTGCTGTTTCAAATGTCAAGAGAGGAAGTTGATTAGCAAAAGCTGCTCTTATCTCGCTTGATATTAGGGCGTCTGCTGCATCAACTGTTTCCATAAAAGCAGAAGGAACTAAAGTTCCAAAGGTAGGCAGCATCACTCTTTCATTTAAGTTTGTTCCGATAACAGAACGAACTCTGTCAGCCCAAATTTTTGCTTGGTCTGTAGTAGAAGTTATAGAACCATATGGGTCTACTACAAAGGGTAATGAAATAGCTGTTTCCATTAACCTACCCACTTCCTAGGAAAAGCTTTATAGCTTGAGTTACCTTGATTAAACACTTGAGACGGTGCACTGATTCTAGCAGGAGTGCTTTTAACCTTAATGCCTGTAACGTTTTCAACAGGTATGTTTCTTGTTCCAGACATGGTTACAGCTGAACCTGGACGACTTCCGCTAGATTTGTTCTCCCCTAAACCATCGGTCATACAAGTAAATTCGCAGATGTAGCGACCGTCCATAAATCCTGTATGAACTGCTTTGTCTACTACCCAAAAACCATCAGTAAAATCTCCTGTGCCATTAATCTCTACGGTTTTATATGGGGCAATTCTTGGGTCACCTTGTGCCTGTCCTTCAGCATGAATAGAGAACCTTCCTAACTGAGCAAATGCTTCAGCCATCGCCTTAGCCTCTGCAGGAGTCTCTACAATTCTTGAAGGAACTATTTCTTGAAACAACTCTGTTGTTGCTTTCTTTCTTAAGTTCTTTCCAACTTTGGAAGGGGAAGCAACATGGCTAAAAGATTTACCTGTAGTGCTATCTATTCCTGAAACAATTTTGTCTTTCTTAGTGTGCTTTCCAGCTTCATGTATGTCTCCAACTAAAGGTTTAAAGACGTCTAAAGTTTGGCCTTCTATACTTGTTCCAGAGTTATAGAAAGCATCTTGAAAAGACAGCACAGGAATGTTAGAGATAAACGCATCAATCATTTTGTCAATAGGATGAAAGTGAAGTTCTACTCCATAGATATGCGCTACATAACCAATACGTTGTGCAAGCTCTTGGATTTTCTCCCAGTAAGAATGGCCGGTCATAGATTGCTGTGCAAACCTGACAGGGCTTTGTGTGACAATAGGCTTTAGCTTTGCTGACTTAGCAACGTCGGTAACAATCTCTGAAGCAGTCTTATTGTTCCAGACTTTTGCACCGCCTTCTTTTAAAGAAAATCCTGTACCCATGCAAGTGATGATTGTGTCTCGTGTCTGTGTGGATTGAGTAGCAGTACGGACACTGTATAGATGCCCAACAAACTCCCCAGATGCTCGGCCTGTCTTCCACTTTAAACGCACAAGTGCGCCGGTCTTAAAAGACTTTAAAAAGAAAGGATTGATTACAGGAAAGGTGAGCTCAAGAACATCGTGTTTTCCTTGTTCTTGCACTAGTCTAAACTTTTTTGGTTGAACGTTAAAAGAAGGAAAGTCAGGAAACTCAACCGTGTAACTAGTGCCGTATCTTAACTGGCGTGTCTCGTTACTCATTAGGAATCCTTAATTGAGTTCCTGGTGGAATCTCAAATGGATTTAAAATTTCTGGATTAACATCCATAATCATCCACCAAAGTTCTGGATTACCTAAGAACTTAGATGCAATACCTTCAATGCGGTCAATCTCATTGACTGTGTAATAGCGGTAATCAACAGTGTAAGAAGGCCAAGTTCTGTACACGGCTTGCTCATGGTTGCCTGAATACTCCCTATAAACAACAGGCAATGCTCCATCAAGGTATCTACTATCTGAATAAATCATCTGATGTCACCTTTACTTTAGAGTCTTACTGATGTCAGAGAAGTTGTACTCTGGGAATCTTCTACATGTAATGTTAACTGTTGACCAAATAGGAATCATTCTTGAGTTAAAGATTATATGGTTAACAGAAATGTCTGTAACTTGAACACGATATCTAAGGCTATTACCAAGATGTAGTTCCACTGGGAACTGAAGCAAAAATCCCATATCGTTTGTTTTCAAGCCACTAACGTCTGATGTATGGTCTAAGAAAGCCCAACCATTAATGGTCTTCATTAACCACTCAACGTCATACATAGTTCCTTTTTCATAGACTGCCTTACGTTCAGCAATAGGGACGTCGTATGAGTAAGGAAGCTTTGGAGTAATTGGCAAGTTTCCTTTGCCACCTAATGTTTTATTAATTTGGTTTATGTTGTAATTGATGCTGTCTGTTGCTTGTGTAAATTTGTCATCAGACCACAAGTAGCTTCCATCCGGATTTAGGTAGTTAGCATCTTGCATACGGTTTAAAGGAATCCAAAAACTAATACTTGAATTTGTTGAGCCAGGTGCAGCTGGAACAATAGAGTCAAGTCCTTGCAACAAAGCTTGGTTATTAGTAAATGTAGTTTGTCCCCAAGTCATAGCTACAGTCTGAGGGTTATACAAAAACTTAAATCCATTCATCTGTGTTGGTACTGGCTTGCCTTGCTTCTTTAGAGAAGCAGTAATTTGCATAGCAGCAGAGGATTTCCAAAGGTATCTATCCATTTGAAAAGCGCCTTTTGCTGCATGTACTTTGCCATCTTTTGTTGTCCAAGCATTCTTTGCGTTCTGATATGCCTGTAAATCTACTTGACCAAACACACCATCATCTGTGCTAATTGGAGTTGGATTAAAGATTGCATTGTCAACCATTGGAGCGTTGTAAACATAACCACCAGTAAAAGGCGCAGTTTGCTTCCATGGAATTGTTGTGCCACTTCCGCTTGTACTAGAAGAAGTTGAAGTTTTTGGTTTAGTTTGTTTTGTCTTAGGAGAACTTGAATGCAAAGACTTATAGATTTCATAAGTACCAAAAATAGGAGCAACAATTTCAGGTGCAAGAAGAAGACCAGCACCAAGCGCACCTTGCTCTAACCCTTTTGCGTGGTTCTCAATCCAACCAAGGAAACCTGTTTTCTTTTTTGGGGCAGTCATCAGGAGCTTCCAATCGCTAGGACATTGTGGTCATTGGCTAATATTTCTTTTACTTTCTTAGCAAACAAATGGGCTTCACTGTCAGTTGCATGTGCAATGCTTAAGTTGATGCTTACGTTGTTTATAGTTCCCCCACCAGAATTGCCGTTGGAAATAGTGGTTCCAGCTCCAGGAGTTCCTCCACCTTTAATGTGTGTTCCCCATGAAGAATGATTAATGTCTGAAACAACTTGGTCTAATGGAGCGTTATTCTTAAGGTCATTAAGAATGGCTGTGTAACCACGTTTATCAGCGCTTTGTCCTGTTAAGGTGTTGTATGTTGCATCAACGCCTTGTCCCAAGGAAGTGTAAGCCTTAACTCCTACCTTGTTAAAGTTTGTAGCTCCTGGTGCATCCAGCGTTGTGTTAAGTGGGTTAAACGCATTGTTAGCAGTTCCACCTTCCCAATGCATCCACGTAGTCAACGCAGAAATGTTTGTATCAGTTGCATTGATTCCTGCTTTAGCTAATAGCGCTTTAGCAAACTCTTGGTCACCAGCAGTTCCTGCATTAGGGTTTACTGCTCTTGGACCAGCGGCTGAGCTAACATCAGCAAGAGAACCTGATGCTATTGGAGAATTAAATGAACCAGGAAGAGAAGCAGGGTCAACAGGATTGTTGTCGCCTTTCCATACTTCGTAGTGAAGGCTAGGACCTGTGGTATTACCGGATGCGCCTGACTTACCAACCTCATCACCAGCAAGAACCTGTGAGCCAATGCTAACTTCTTTATTGCTTAAGTGAGCATAGATTGAAGACCAACCATCTTTATGCTCAAGAAGAACTGCTTGACCATAATCTGCGCTAAGAACTTTTCCAGAAACAATTCCATCTTTAGTTGCACGAACAGGAGTACCGGAAGGAACTGCATAGTCAACACCTTGGTGTTGGTTGCCTGTTGAGCTCCAGATACCAGAAGAGTCTGTAGCACCGTAAGGGGCAGAAATCATTGGGTTAGCAGTAGAAGACATTCCGTTTAGGCTAGGAGTTCCTCCACCTTTTGGTCCTCCAAAAGTACCACCATAACCAGGTGTTCCTCCCCCACCAATAGCAGCCATTGCAATTGTTCCCAAACCACCGACAAGGTTCTTAACGCCACTAAAGAAGGTAGATACTCCAGCCTTCACTCCTTGACCAGCGTTAGTAGAAAGACCGCCTTCAAGGATAGCTCTGTAGCGTGCCATGCTTTCAATGATTGGACCCATAGTGTCATTAAATGCTTTTACATATTGTGCTGCTGTTTGTAGTCCTGAAAGAGCGTTAGCTTCAGAGCCTTGAAGGATGCCAGTCTGTGACTGGTTCATTGACATGATAGCGTTTAATGGATTTGCGTTATTGGCGTTATTGTTTACGGCATTAGGGTTTCTACCGGAAGCAATGTCCATAGCATTTCCAGTGATAAGTTGCTGTGTTGTTTGGTCAGTGATACCAAACTGTGCTAACTGATTCTGGAAAGAACCGTACTGAATTGAGCGGTTTAATCCTGCTGGATTAATTCCGTTAGGATACAGACGATTCATCAATTGCTTAGTGATGTCACCCATGCTTAACTGGTTACCGTTTGCATCTAGCGTTGCAATACCTACGTTAAAGAGGTTATTTGCAATTCCCATTTGTGACATGGAAGTAATAGAATTAGCTGCAGCAGAGTTTTCTATTCCATAGTTTTGTGCTGCAAGAGCTGTTTGTTGTGCTGCTTGTGTGTACTGAGATGTGCCTGGCATAAATCCAGAGTTAGCTAAGATATTAGAGACAACTGCTGGAGAACCAACGCTAGTCATTCCACCTTGCATAGCAGCAAAGGTTGCGCTCTCTACTGAAGAACGAGACATTCCAGGAGCACGCAAAGTTGCTTGGTAGTAAGAAGTAGCAGAGTCAACAATCTGTCCAGTAGGCATCGCTGCTGCGTATGCTCCAGCTACAGGAGCAAGAGCCATCTGTGCAACACCGATAGCGCTTTGCATAATGCCAGCACCTTGTGCCATTGTTGATGGGTCAATACCACCTACCTTGGCAAGAGCACCTGTCATACGGTTACCACCGCCACCGCCTGCAGCAGCTGCAGATGGTGCACTAGGTGGTAGAGAAGGAGGCGCTCCCGCTCCAGACATTCCAGTAGCTCCACCACCAGCAGCACCTGTCATTCCGGTTGGTGCTGGGAGCTGTGTGCTGAATGGCGCTAAAGAGCCAGCCATCATGTTTGTATTTGTTGAGCCTAGTTGAAGCTGACCACCTTGAGCAGCAACGCCATTGAGGACGCTACCAAAAGCAGATTGAGCAGTAGTTGCTGTGCTAGAAACAGCAGCATTAAGAGTGTTTACTTTTTGGGTCAGTGCATCAACAGCTTCAGACATCTGCTGTATGTTAGTTACTACACTCACTGCTGCTCCCTTCAGATATGAATACGGCTTACTTCAATCCAGTTCTTACGTTCTCTTCGTGACATAGCTTGTATGTCACTAAGAGTCCAACCTGGGTACTCATCAGCTACTAGCTTCCATTCAGCCATTAGCTCTTCGTACCCAGCTCTATTAAAAGCGAAAAAATGACCCTAAACTAATAGGAACACTTACCTCGCTTTCGCAATCAGGGCAGGTAAGCTGTAGAGGCTCAAACTGTGGACCTGGGATGCGGTTGTTAATTTCTTCAATAATCTTCTTACGGTCAACAAGACCAATGTTTTGTACGTTGAACTTGCTTAGTACTGGAGCACCATCAATCTGAACTACTGTCTTTTCAAGAAGAATGGTGTTAAGTTCTGCGGCTGTTTTGTCGCTGCTTAACATGAGTTCCTTTTGAGTACTGCCAGTAGGAAGCTGAACGAGGAATTCGCTTTTCTTTCCTTGTACAGTAAAGACTCGGTCATTGATTGGGTCTTCTAGCTTTCGGACTTTGATATCGGTGTCAATATCAACATTAACTGTCTTAGCTTCTTTACAGGTGTAGCAGTAGGTTGCTACCTCTGGCTCTGCACCAAAGGTGACCTTAAAGATTGAGAGCAAGAGCATGTCTCGGTCTCCTGAGAGAAGCTCGTTAAGGAGCTCATCATCAACCTTCTTGTCACCAATGCGTACAGTTCCACGTTGCAAGATAGTAAGGAACGCTTTACCTACATTGGTTGAGCGAGCAATTGCCTCTTCATCTCGTCCGTTAAGTTCACGAACTTCAGCATCGGTGATGACCTCCCCAGCGTCTGTGATGTAGCCGCCAGGGAGGGTCACTGAAGTGTCAGAAGGAGATACAATCTTTACTTCTACTTGCTTTGGCTTTTCAGCCATAACTTCTTTAATGAGATTGTTTGCCAATGCGGGATTAACCGCTGCACTAATTGTTTTACTTGTCATTTTTATCCTTTGTTATTACTGAAATGTTGCAGCTGAGTTTACGGTTGTAGCGCCATTTGCTGAGGTAATAGTTGCCCAGTTAAGGTCAAAACCTTCGTGGACAAGAGTCATCTGCTCAACGTAGAGAGCGTTATCTCCAGCGTTAAGGTCAGAGTACGCAACTGTTGTAGGCCATGCGTTGTAAACCTTAAAACGCATTGCTACTTCATCAGCTGCAGCTGTAGCTGCACCAGCAACTACGTCAGCTCCTGATGATGGAACTGGGTGATTGAGAACTGCAATCTCAAGGTCGCAACGGAAGTTGCGTCCTGTTGCAAGTCCACCAGTCTGCTGTACAGTCTGGAACAACTGCTTCATCCACTTCCAGTTCTGGTCTGAACCAAGAACCACACCACGCTGTAGTGTGAGAGGTGTGAAGGATGTCTGTCCAGGAATCTGGTGGACAGTGGTGTTGTATCCACCTTCACGGTAAGGGATAGAGTCAGTTGTAACCGCTAGACCTGAGACAGATGTGAACCCAAAGGTTGTTGTCTTAGGAAGAGCAGTGTTACCTGTATCTTGAGGTTGGAAGGTTACAAGGAACCGAAAGTTACGAATCGGGTCTGTAGCCAACGTTGAGCGGTTATTTTGAATTGTTGCCATTAGTTATCTCCTTCGGCCTTAGACCAGAGTCTTTTGACTTAGGTCAATGACAATGAACTCTGCAGGATACTGGAGAGCCACGCCAACTTGAATATGTACTTCGCCATTTGCGATTGTTGTTGCATTGTTGTTCTCTGCATCGCACTTGATGAAGTATGCCTGTGAAGCAGTAGCACCACGAAGACCACCCTTGTTCTTGTAATCGTTCAAGAACACGTTGATGGTTGTGCGGATTTGTGCCCACAAGTTTTCATCATTGTTTTCAAAGATAGCAAACTGAGTAAGGTTGTTGAGTTGCTTCTCAAGGTAGTTAAGAGAGCGACGCATGTTGACATACTTGTTTGCTGTTCCATCTTGAAGCAATGTACGAGCACCCATGACTGAAAGACCAGCGCCAGGAATCTGACGGATTGGGTTAACAGGGGTGTTGCTTGAGTTCATGTTGTCAAGGTCAGCAGAAGTAAATGACTTCTCAACTGCAACTACGCCAGTAACCGCAACACCGATACCTGCAGGTGCCTTGAACACTCCACGGTTGCCGTCTGTCTTGATGAACAATCCGGCAACTGCGCCAGAAGGTCCAATCAAACGAAGTGATGCTGAGCTACGACCGACTGGGTCTGCAATGTAGAGCCATGGGTAGTAAGTAGCTGAGTAGCTGCTTGTTCCTACGCTTGAACCATAGCTGATTGCATCTGAGACTGCTGAACCCTTTGGAGGTTGAACAATAACAAATGACTTGTTTGCTGAAGCCCATGAAGCAGCAGCTGTGTAGATGCCTGCTGAACTTGTGAGAGAGCTTGCATCTGGAAGGAAGATTACGAGTGGACGGTCCAATGCTGAGAAGCTTTCAAATACTGATGTGCTTCCACCCTTGTACGCTGTGTAGTCAGCAGCAACAACTGCAGTTCCATTGCTTCCACCTGTTAGTGGGTAGAAGTTAGTGGTTGCAAGTGTTCCTGATGCGCTAGCACTGATTGTGATGTTTGGAGAAACAGTGTTGATTACTGTTTCTGCAAAGCTGCTTGAGGTTGGGTCATCAAATACGATGTTCTCATAACGCTCAAGAAGAAGGTCATCATTGGTGTTTGTTGGAGCAGAAGGCGATGCAAAGCTATCAGCAACACCAGAATCCTTGTAGAGATACAAGGTGTATGTTCCTGAAACTTGACCTGCAGTTGCCTTGATGTAAAGCTTGTTGCTGTCTGTTCCAGAGTTCTTTGAGGTTACAGTTGCTACTGTAGCGCTTGAAGAGGTAAGAAGGTTGACAGTAGATGGTGAAGCATCTGAGTGAAGGATGCGCTTTACATAGAGCTCTTTACCTCCGTTGTTGAAGAAAGCTCCAACTTCAAAGGTTGCTGGGTAAGCAGCGTTGTATCCGCCAAAATATGAGGTGAACTCATACCAAGACTGAACACGAGTTACAGCTTCTGGGCCTTGTGCGAATGACGCAACAACGGCTCCAGCTGCATCCGCAGTTACTCCTCCTTGGAGTACTGGTGGAAGCAGACGTTCGGTGATGTACACACCAGGACGGGCGTATGCCATTTTTTCTCCTAACTAGTTGTTTGGTAGGGGTTTGTTATTGTGACGAGATAGTGAACGAATTTATGGCAGTGAAAGGATTTGTAGTTGCTCCAGGAGCAGCCACACCTTCCGTGCCTTCAACCGATACTTGCAACGCTTTGTATACTTGGGTATATGTTTCTGGCGCAATCTCCGAAGAAACTCTTACTGTAAGAGTGTTTACGAATAGGCGCTTTCCTTGTTCTGTAACATCTCTCTTGGAGACATCCAGCACATCTAAACGTCGTACAGTGCCATCATCTGGCTCTAGGATTGCAAAGCGCAATGGAATCTTCTTGTAAAGAATTTGCGCTATTAACTCACGGTCATGACGTGGTTGACGTGAGTAAACAGTAATCTGATAATCAATGTTAACTGGGATTGGCATATGGATAGACCAGTTATTAAGCTCTGGGTCATACGCTGTTGGGTCATCGCCTTCATTTACTGGAGGCATGTTCTGTGGGTCTGGAAGATATGCAGGCTTAACTTTTCCACGCATCGCACGTTGGAAGTCTTCAGAGATATCAATCAAATCAATGGTGATGTAAGGATAAGACTGAGCACGGATTTCTTGGTCAGGTTGACCAAACCAAACGTCCACATTACGAAGAGCGCCAGTGCCTCCATCGGCTTTCTGGTCTGTAACCTTCATACCCTTAAGAAGGTCACGAAGAGCCTTATCTTCAGAAAGAATGAATGTCATAGCTCTCCTAGGTGGTGCGATAGGCGGCCTACAAGGAACTTGCCAGATTCTTCTGGACGGTTAGCAAAGCGACGAACTGCAGCGGTAGGCTGAGTGCTAGGAGTGCCGTACTCAAGGTTCTTGGCCTCAGCAACATGGCGGTCAGCAACATGGGCTTGGAACTTATTGTCCTCGTACTTAACGTGTAAACCACGTACAACGTGAGAAGGCCAACCACTTGCCTCTGCTTCAGAACGCAGATGAGCAGACATAAAATGTGTTGTGTCTTTGGTTGCTTTAGATAGTGCGCTGTGGAAGTCTTTAATTTCTTTCATGGTTAAGCCACCATCTGGGTAGGCAAAGACAGCATGAGTAAGACCCCTAACAAAGCGCAAGCAGTGGGACTGCACAGGGTTCGCACGAACTCCCGATACAGCAATGATAAAGAAAAAGCCCCACATTTGTGGGGCAATCTCTTACTTCTTTTTCTCTGCCTTTTTCTTTTTGGCAGGTACTTCTTTCTTAATCTTTTTAGCTAACGTTTTGTCCTTAGCCGTGTCTTCGGAACGAGACATTGTCTTGTCCTTGTCCATCTTCTTGTCACCCTTTTTAAAAGCAACCATCTGTGCTGGAGTCATGTTCTTCATGACCTTGGCATCTTGTGCTGCGTCTGAATCTTTCTTCTTCATCTGTTCTCCTTAGAGGGGTTGAATGGTTGGCTTATTGCCTAGCATCTGGTTAGGGATTGGGGCAATAGAACCGCCACCTGTGTAAGGCATCTTTTGAACGTTGTTCATCATACCCATACTAGGGGCAGATGGAGCAGCAGGAGCAGGAGTCATAGCCCCACCAAGGCGAGGTGTTCCAGCAGTCATAGGATTAGGACGTGGTACTGAAGGTGCTGCAGGAGCAGCGTTCTTCATCTGCTGGTTATTGAGCATAGATGAAGCTCCAGGAATGTTGACCTTACCACCAGCAAAAATCATATTGCCGTTGTTGTACTTAGGGTTAGAAGCAAACTGTGGGTTAGCTGAACGAAGAGCTCCAAGAGTTGTTCCATGAGAAGCAGCAATAGAGCTTAGGTTATCTCCACGCTGAATTGTGTACGCAGAACTTGCTGGAGTTGAAGGAGCAGCAGGAGAAGCTTTACCACCAAACGTTCCAGGCCATCCAGGAATATTAAGTGCTGGGTTCTTTGGAGCACTTGGCTGTTGGAATGTTCCAGGCCAACCAGGAATATTTCTTGCTGGTGCAGAACCTGCAGAAGGAGCAGAGGGCTTAGGAGCAGCTGAACTACCAAAGGTTCCAGGCCAACCAGGAATGTTTAGAGCTGGCTTAGGTGCTCCACCACTGCTTGGTTGATTGAAGGTACCAGGCCATCCTGGAATGTTTCGTGCAGGTGCAGAACCTGAAGGCACGTTACCAAACTGAGCAGGGTTCATCATTGCCATAGTTATTTGGCTTTCTTCTTTAACGCCTTGAAATCAGCGCCAGTAATTTTGTCTGCTGGAGCAGCAGCACCAGCAAGCTTCTTTTGCTTTGGAGACATGGTCTTTTTAGCTGGCTTACCTTTTCCGTAGCCAGGTTGACCTTTCTTTTTCCCGCAACCACATGACATACACATTATTTAACCTTCTTTGCACGAGCAGCTTTGCAAGTTGCACAGGTGCACTTGCATCCTTTTGCTGGCTTGCCAGCTTTACATCCACATCCACACTTAGCGCACATGGGTTCTCCTATCGGTAGTTAGCGGTTTTCTTTGCAATCTTCTTTGGTTGCTGGACAAATTGCTTACCTTTTTTATTGCCTTCTTTTTTAGCCCGATTGGTAGAAGCTTTTTCTCCAGGAGATAAAGCATCCCATGCTTTTTCAGGTAAGTAACGCTTATTGCCTTTTGAAGGTGAGCCGTCTGAAGTTTTCCACTTCTCGTTGGTCCACTTCTTGAGCGATTGCTGGGATTTTGCAAGAGCCATTAGTTCTTGTACCCTCCCCCTGCTTTCTTGTACTCAGAAGCAAGGAGCTGAGCTTTTCTAGCTGACCATTCTCCAGGGTCTCCACCCTTAGAACCAGCCTTAATCTTATTGAACAAAGACTTTCTCATACCAGGCTTGGTGTAGTTACCTGCCTCGTTTACCTTGGACTTTGTTTTCTTGGTAGGCATTTACTTTTTCTTATTCTTTAGTCGCTTAGACATCGCAGCAGCTTTGCTCTTGGCATCAGCCTTTGAAGATGCGCCCCATGCCTGCAATGAAAGGAGAAGACGTGTTGGCTCACCATTTGGCTTACGCTCTGGTCCTGGCATGTTACCCATGCGGGCAAGGAACGAAGCACGACGAGGATTGTCGCCAGACTTTACTGGAGCTTTTAAGTCAGAACCAGGATGAGAACGCTCGTAAGACTTACGGCCTTCTGCATTAAGTCCGCCCTTTTTATTCTTACCTTTTTTAGTTTGCCATGCTTCTGATGCCATGTTACTTTCCTGTCGTTCGGTGATATTTTTTAACTGCTTTTACGCCCTGTGAAATGTTCTTAGCACCAGCTTTTTTGGTGAGGTTAATCTTGTCCCACTTGCCTTTGTTTCCGGCATGGTCAACAATGACATCGCCTTTACTGTTCTTCTTGACAGTGTGCTTTTCGCCATCTGCTTTAAATGTCTTAGCCATTCTTCTTCGCCTTTACTGAAATAGGCTTTGGCTTATTTGCCGAAGCATGCTTCTCTTTGAGCTTAGCAAGTTCAACTTTGTGCTTTGCTTCCAAAGCTTCAACTTCTAATTGCTGAGACTGTGGTGTCTTACTTGCCATAGATTTCAATCCTCCTCCGTTAGGAAAGGGCAGGTGTTCCTGCCCTAACCTAAATGGATGGTCCATTACTTTTTCTTCTTTGCTTTATTTGCTTCGCTCAGTGCGATAGCAATTGCTTGTGACTTTTTTGTAACGACGCCGCCTTTGCCAGGTCCTGGCTTTCCAGAGTGTAGCTTTCCAGCTTTGTACTCTTTCATAACGACTTCAACTTTGCCTTTATTCGGCGCTGTCTTCTTCGCTGGTGATGTCTTCTTCGCTGTCATCTTCTTCATCATCTACCTCATCTTCGTCGTCTAGGTCAACGTCTTCGTCGTCTTCTTCGTCAAAGTCCTCATCAAAGAGTGACTCATCAAGAGGTGCGTCTTCTGTTGCTGCATCTTCTGCAGGAGCATCTGCTACTGGAGCTTCAACAGTTGTGTCTTCTACTGCTGGTGTTGTCTTGTCTGTCATGTCTAGCCTTTCTTAGTTTGCAAACTGGGCGAACTGTGAATCGTTCACAAGTTCTTCTGGGTTTAGTTGGTTTAGGTCAATGGTTATAACAGCGTAGTTATTGGCATACCGTCCACGAGGGAGGACTCGTGTAGGAATGAATACTTCGCCCTGAAATACTACACGGTCTTTGATGTGTACGTTGGGGTTATCCAACATTGCTGGAAGGTATTGTTCTACATCAGAAACCGAAATAACTAGGCGCAAAGTATCGGTGGTGTAGAAACCACGTTCATTCATGATGTTAGTACCACGTAGCTGTTGGGCCATGATTACAGGCAGCTTAAATGGGTTTTTCCATCTACGGCCTTTGCCTGGGGTTTGGCTAGATACATCGTAGGTATCGTCATAGACATCAGTTGGATGAGCGCTTAGATAGGCATCATCCCAAAGCCACCAATCAACGATGGAACCTACAGGGTCACGAAGTTCGTCAACAACGCCTTCGTTAATAGACTTATTTTCAAAGCCAACAGTAAAGCGCCCCTGAACCTTGGAGCCTCTCATTAGACTGCATACCTGACTATTACTAGTCCAGAACCGCCATTAGACCCAGAGCCACCATTTCCACCGCCACCTGCTCCTGAACCTGTATTTGGCGTACCCGCAGTACCTGTGCTAGTTGAGCCTGCACCACCACCGCCTGAACCGCCCGTTCCACTTGTAGCAGAGTTAGACCCACCACCACCACCACCAGCAATGTACCCACTAACTCCAAGACCTGTAGTAGTCAATGCTGTAGAAAGTGCACCCCAACCAGTTACCGAGTTTGTTCCTGCCCCACCAGCACCTGCAACAGACGATGTTGCGTTACCGCCATTTGCACTGGCGCCTCCACCACCACCGGCATACCAAACAGTTGCACTGTTTCCACCTGCGTTACCTTGACCTGCTGTGCCAGCGCCTCCTGTATACGATGCTACGTTTCCTCCGCCAGCACCACCACCTGAGCCTCCAGCAGTACCATTTAAGTAAATTAATCCACCAGCACCACCACCTAGAGCAGTGTACGAACCAAATTGTGAATTACCACCTGAAGTAGCAACATCAGAAGCTCCTGTACCACCCGCACCAACAATAACTCCATAACCAGAATTGGAGTTTAAGCTCTGTGATGCAACAGCTAAAACTCCTCCTGCTCCACCTCCACCGCCTTGGTGAGACGATGCCCCGCCTCCTCCACCAACAATCAAAACATCGCAGCTTAAAGATTTTTGTGGAGTAAATGTTCCACTAGTTAGGAATGCGTGATACCAATATGTACCATCTGTTTGGATAATATCTCCACCAGTAGCGTATGGGAATCCTTGACCAGACATTGTTGAAGCTTTAGATATTCCGTACAAACTAAAAGTAGAACCCTGTACAAAGCTAGCAATTCTTGGAGAAAAATTAATTGAGGTAATAGCTGCACTGTTTGCTACATATCCAGCAAGAAAAGCATCATAAGCAGCAGTCGCATTGTCTTCTGAAACAATGTCTACGCTCCAAGTTTTATTATTGCCAGAAGTATAGTTTGCAAAATAAATTTCGTAACTTCCAAAAGTATTTGAGGATTGACTTGCTCCAGGAATCGTTAGAAGATTGATGTATGTAGTTCCATTGGATAATGCATAACTGCTTGTTGAACTACCATTTCCAGACAATTGAGTTCCGTAGTAACCAGTAGAAGCACCGGTGATAGTCATTAATGTTTCATCAGTAAAAGAAACACGACTGCTTCTTGCACTTACTTTTAGTACTAAATCTGTATATGTTTGTGGAATACTGTTAAAGGTAACCCCATAAGAACCAGCTGCTCCTACAGTCACACGTTCAATAAGCGTATATGTACTTGCCATTATGCACTCGCAATTCCGTACAGACTAAATGTACTTAATGTAGTAAACGCTGTTGTACCGTTTAATTGAATGGAAGTAATTGCTTCTGTTGAAGAACCAGTTGAGCCTCGGTAAAGAATAGCGGTAGTATTTATTTCAGCAGAACTGTTTGCAAACTTTGCAATAGCAGTTTTATAAAAAGAAGTATTAGCATAATTCATAATTTGAATGATGGTTTGAACAGGTGTTGTTCCAATAGTTGTTGCTCTATTTAAGTACGGAACTGTGTCTCTTCCAGAGATAGCACTTGAACCATTGCCATTAAAATATGTTTCTGAGTAATGTGCTCCAGCATCACCATTAAAAGTTACGTAAAGATTTGCTGCCGATATATTTGTGTTTAAGCAGACCACTACTAAATCAGTATAAGATGAAGGTATAGATGTAAAGGTAATTAATCCGCTTGAAGCAGTACCATTGGCGGTTGCGATAAGAGTGTATGTTGGACCTGATGCCATTTTATTTTATCCCATACAGTGCGGCTTGAGAATACTGGGTAAGATTTCCGTTACCACCAAAAATATTGATTGAAGTGATTGCTGCTGTATTTAGCCAAAGATTAGAACTAAACCAAACGTACCCCAAACCATTTTCGTCTCTTCCTGCAAATGCACGAGCAGTTTTGTACTTGCTAGTATTGGAGTAATCAAGTAAGTCAATAACCGCTACACCTGTCGTTAGAGAAGACGAAGATGTTGCTGCTGGCATGTCGCCTGCAAGGGCATAGGTTTGGGGAATAGCTCCTTGGGCGCCAGGTGAGGAACCATCACCATAGAAACGGTGAAGAGTGTAGTTATTACCGGAGTCAGAGTTAAATCTATAAATAATAATATCTGTTCCAGCAGAATACAGACTGCGCCCTGTAAAACGAATCTGTAAGTGAGAGTACGTTTGAGGTATGTTAGAGAAAGTAATTGAGCCTCCACCAGAACCTACAACGCCCGTTGCAATAGAGACAAAGTTCTGTTTAGGACCAGGTATAAAACTAGAACTAGAAGAAGATGCTGCAGATGAGCCTGTTGAGTTAGAGGCTGTTACTGTAAAAGTATAAGAAGTTCCTGGAGTTAGGCCGTCAATTTCTACAGGACTTGATGCGCCAACGCCAGTTAATCCTCCAGGTGAGGATGTGACTGTGTAGGTAGTCGCTGCTCCACCAAGTACTCCTGGTGTGAATGTAACTAGGGCGCCACCGTTATAGCTATCTGTTGCAGTTCCAATAGTAGGTGTGCTTGGTACATCAGGTATTGCACGCTTACCGTAGTTCAGTGACTCTTCACTAGCTAGTCTTACGCTCATCGTGCCACCCATTCCTGTTCTTCTTCATCCCAGATAACATCGCCCTCTGGTTGTGGCTTAGGGGCGTGCCATGTGGAATCACCATCTCTAAGTATCCAGGATGGATATGGTTGAGGGGGTACAAACGCATTACGTTCTGCGTCATACTTGTACCCCACTCCCGCAAAGTGATGTCTGAATTGCTTGTTGTAACTAGTTTGAATCCAAGTACCGCCAAGGCCTAAATCATTTGCCAAGAAGTCTTGTCCACGATGCTCTTGAGAATCGTGCACGACAAGGACACGAGTGACGATACCGTCCTCGTTTACTTCAGCAAAATGTGCCATTGGTTATCCTTAGAGTGTTAGTACTGCAGCTTCTTCTTCTGTAAGAGGTGTACCAGCTACAAGCTTTGCCTTTGCTGATGCCTTAAGAGCAGCAGTTGCAGCAGCAGCTTCTTCCTCTGCAGCTTTTTGTGCAGCAAAAGCATCAGCAGCAGCCTGTTGTGCAGCAATCTCTTCTGCTGTTAATGGGCGCTCTGTTACTTCGCCTGTTTCGCAGTTAACTTCAACTGCCATTGGTGTAGATGACATTGTTTCTCCTTGATTGGGTGGGGTTTTTATTATATCTTGTTATTGTCTGTTTATACCGTATAGGTAAAATGTAGAATTAGGCATCCATAAACCGCTAGTTGGTGTCATAGTTATTTGGTAAATAGCTGAAGTATTTGACCAAAGACCTGCCCCCATATCTACATACGAACCAGTAGCTGCTGTCTCCATTGTTCCATCAACCTGTATAGACTTGTTTGATTGACCAGAATAGTTAGGTATATAGACGTCAGTATTGCCAAAGGTACTTGCAGTAGCGTTGTTTCCTGTAGCGTAGCCTAATTGAATATAGGAAGTTGTGCTTCCACCATTTCCTGTACCTGAAGCAGACCCAGAACCATAAAGCTCTAATCCAGAATACCCTGTTGTTGACCCATTAAATGTCCACTGGATGTTGCATACGGTAGATGCGTTAGTCGCTCTTGCACTTACTCTAACTAATAAGTCTGTGTATCCAAATAAGATACTGGAAAAAGTAACTGATGAAACACTTGTAGCCCCTACCGTGTAGGATTGAATAGGTATGATAGTTGGGTTAGCCATTATGCAGCCGCCAATCCGTAGAGAGTAAAAGTTGAATTAACATCAAAGTTCCCACCGCTTGATGCTAACGCTATTGAGTTAATAGCGGCAGTGCTTCGCCATAATCCAGCAACCATATCTGTTCCATTTGTACCAGAACTTGAACGATTTAATGTTGTTTTGTTAATGTTTGTATTTGCATAACTCATAATGTGCGCAATGGTTGTTGCGGGTGCAGAGTTATTGCTAGCAAAACCCGAAACGGTTAAACGAATATAAGAAGTGCTATTGTTTCTGTTTGATGAAGCAGATGTGCCATTTCCTGTTAAATAAGTTCTTGAATAATTCGTTCCCGAATCACCGTTAAAAGTCATATTTATATCTATGCCACCCGCCGCTGTTGTAAACGGAGATATTTCTAATATTAAATCTTGATAGGTGCTAGGGATAGAAGAGAAGGTTACAGTTGAAGTTGCCGACCCTAAAGTCTGCGTAAAAATCGGTACATAAGTAAATTGAACGGCCATTTTATTTTACCCCGTAAAGAACAACAGTCATACCTGTTTGAAAATTATAAGAGTTACCATTTAATTGGATAGAAGTAATAGCAGCGGTGTTATTCCAAAATCCTGAATACATTCCAACTCTTCCCGAACCGTTTTCATCGTGCCCAAATAAATTGCGAACAGTTTTATTTTTAGAGGTATTAGAATAATCTAAAATGTCCATTACCCCAGCACCAAATATATTAGCATATCCTGTGGTAGTTGGGTATTCTCCGTAATAAATAGCAGTTGAGCCTGTTCCAGAACCTACTTGAGCAGTTGAGCCATCACCAAACAGTCTGTGATAAGTGTAGTTTGCACCAGAGTCTGAGTTAAATATCATCCAACTAAAATCAAATGAACCGCTTGTACCAGTATTTTTACCAAACATACGCAGTTGCAAATGGCTGTAATTTTGAGGAATAGAAGTAAAGTAAAGACTTCCTGTTGGAGTTCCAACAGTTACAGTAGCCAAGGCAACAAACCCGTTAAAAGGAACTAACGCAGAACCTACAGTTGGTGCGCTAGCTGCAGATGTCCCCATAGAATTAGTAGCTGTTGCAGAAAATGCATATGTTGTATTTGGAGATAGACCTGGAAGTAAGACTGCATTAGACGTACCTGATGGGCTTGCTAACCCTGTAGCTGTGATGTTTCCTGGTGTAGCAGTAACTGTGTAAAGACCAGCAGCAGGAGATGACGTAGCAATGTTCACCGTTGCAACGCCTCCAGCTAAGTCTGACACCGATGTAATGTTAGGAACACTAGGGGTCGTTGTAGCGTTGGCATTAGAAATACCATAAAGAGTTGCAACAGAGTACTGAAGAAAGTTTGAAGCAGAAGATAGCGACAAAGTAATTTGATTAATAGCAGCAGTATTTGACCAACTTCCAGAGCTAATCATTAAAGTACTGTCTTGTGCAGTGCTTGTTGCGGCTTCAGCAACGGCATTACAGGAAAAAGCTTTGTATGTATTGCTTGTGTACCCAGACAAGTAAACCGTAGTATTACTAAAGCTGTTTGCAGTAGTTGTTGATGAAGGTACTTCTCCAAAGTAGTTGGTGTAAGAACTGTTGCTAATATAGTTAGTTCCATACCCGTATAAGTAAGTAGTAATAAACCCAGATGTAGAACCATTAAAAGCAACTGATAATCCATCTGTTTTTGTACTACTGTAAGCACTACGAGCAGAGACAACTAAACGTAAGTCTGTGTAACCTTGAGGAATACTTGTAAAGTTAATTGTGGAAGAACCACCAGCACCTACAGTTATGGTCTGAATCTTTTTATATGTATTAGCCATTATGCCGCCTTAATTCCATATAACGAAATTGACGACCCAGTTTTATAACCCCAAGTACCATTTACAGTAACAGTAGTAATTCCTGCAGTACCTTTCCATAACCCAGCAATTACTCTTACTTGGTTGTTTGTCGTTCCGTTAAGATTATTTCTTACTAGTACAGTCTTGTATATGTTTGTACTAGAATAGTTCATAATTTGAATTTCATTTATTGAAAAGTATCCAGCAGGGGAATTGTTTCCAGGTTGCTGCATAAATTGCAAAATATTTTGGTTACTCCACCTACTTGAAGCAAAGCTACCTGAAGAAACAGCCATCTGAGTTTCAGAATAATTATTTCCTCCATCATTATTGAATGTTAATGGTTGATACACGCTGCTAGTAACGGGAATTTGGTCTTTAGAGTTTACTATAAGAACCAAATCAGTGTAGGTTTGCGGGATATTAGAGAAAGCAAGAGCATTGTATTGCGGGCCATCTGCTGTGTATGTGTAACTACCAATAAGAGAATAAGTTGTACCTGCAGCCATTATTTCATCCCATACAGTGCGACGCTTGTGTACTGAACAAAGTTATTAGAGTTGTTTGGGTATAAGTTAATAGTGCTAATAGCATTGGTATTAGAGCTGTAAATACCAGAGCCAAACATTACTTGACCCGAACCATTATTATCAAAACCAGCAATAGCATTGATGACTTTATACTTGTTTGTATTGGTGTAATCAAGAATGTCAATAACAGCAGACCCAAAAATGCTAGAACCAGCATTTGCTCCAGGAGCAGCAGTAAACCGAAAAGCATTTCCGCTTACTGCATAAGACGCAGTTGCAGAAGACCCGTCACCTTGTAGGTAGTGAATAGTGTGGTTTGAAGAGTCTGCATTAAATCTAAGGATAAAACCATCTGCAACAGAGGCGTAATCAGAACGCCATGTAGCACGAATCTGTAAATGAGTATACGTTTGTGGAATAGAAGAAAATGCTGCTGCCCCAGAACCACCCAAAGTAGCTGTAGCAATAGAATCAAAAGAACCCGCATTGTATGCAGTAATAGAGTTAGAAGCAGAAGATGCGGAACTAGTACCTGCTTGATTACTTGCGGTAACTGTGAAGGTATACGAAGTTCCTTCAGTTAATCCTGAAACAACTAAAGGAGATGAAGAACCTGTTGCTGTAAAGCTTCCTGGAGTAGATGTAGCTGTGTACGTGTCTGGAACACCGCCAGTGCCAGGTGTAAATGCAACACCAGCAGTTAAATCAGAGTACGCAACAGCTGTACCAATAATTGGAGCGTCTGGTATTGACACTGATTTCTTAGTGGTAGAACTAACACCAGACCGTGTAGGTCTATTGATATTTGGCATTAGTTTTGTCTCCTTAGATTATTTCCTTACAAAGTACTTTACAGGTTAGAGTTCTGCGTTAAACCCAAGATAAGTTGTTGCATCAGTTAAGTTTTCTAATATATACGGCCTAAATTGAGTAAGTCCCGTACCTGTTGCGTCAATCATGTACATTCTGGTATTTCCACTAAATGTAGAACTTGCTGCAACAGTCACTGTTATGCCTGCTCCGCCATAATCTACAGCAAAAGTTCCTCCTGATTCAAGAGAGGGGTAAGCTCTCATAGGAACTGGAAGTTGGTAAGGGAATACTGCAACGGTAGTGCTCTTTGCTTGTCCAAGAGCAAAAGCTACATACTGTCCGTTTGCTATGTTTCTATGGTAATAGCGTTGACATGCTTGAAACTCATTAGCATAGTTTCCAGTAGCAGTAGTAAATGCTGTTGCTGTTGTTCCTGCTTCTAGCTGGAATCCCCAAAATGAAACAGTTATGTTTTGAACTCCAAGAGTTCCGTAAGCACTGTAGTTAGAGCCTAATGACAGAAAAGTATCTGTTTGAGTAAAATGGTCATTGTTTGTTCCAAGAGTTTTACCTGCAATAGAAGGAACAAACCCTGTTAAAGAGTAACGTTGCCAAGAAGTAGAGAGAGTTACGTTACCAAAAGGTGTTTGAACGTTTGCTGAAGGAGTTCCTCCAGTACCAAAAACTTGTTCTAGGGTAATTGCAAGCTGAGGTGTTCCTGTTGATGCTTTTGCCCAAAATGAATAGGTCCATGTTTGACCAGCAAGAGTTCTTACATCTTCAACTTTTTGTGCAATCTGTGTGTAGTCTGTTGTTGCAGATTGACCAGATGAAGTTACTTGGACATAGTTAATCGCCTCATAGCCTGCAACTGGAGCTGTTCCTGGAGTAAAGGTTTGAGCAGTAGTTGTGCTACCTGTTGAAGCTTGGGTAACAAATCGGTCAAAATGATAACCACCAATACCAGTTACTGATGTAAAGTTTCTTTGGTTATAGCGAAGGTCACCATTGATGAGTTTATTTTTACCAGCAAAATACTGGTCAATAAACGCACTTGCGCTAGAGATTGACATTAGGCGATTTCACTTCCGTACAATGAGAATGACATTGTTGATGTTGAAGAGTACACAGTTACGATATCTGTAGCACCAAGAGTGAGACCAAGAGTAAGTGCGGTTGCATCGTTAGCGGCAACTGTTGCGCCGTAGACTACGTAGTGCTGAGCAGCGAGTGTGGCACCTGCTGGACGAACTGCAATACGGTAAGTAGCTGGAGCAGAGGCTTGGTTACAAACCACGATTGTAGAGACAACAGTCTGTGTTGCTGCTGGGACTGTGTAAAGGTTAGTTGCTGTGGCTGCTGTAAGGGTAGCTGAACCGTTACCAGTTGCGCCAGAAGAACCTGTTTGTGCTAAAACTTTATATGTTGCTGTTGCCATTTAAACTCCTTGTGGCTGGTGATTACTAAATTATCCCTGTCTGAAGGACTTCTGTATTGTTAAAACACTCCTTGTTTTTAACTACTAAAGCCTTATTTACCCATACTTGGTCTTGGATAAGCCAGCCCCATTCGTAGGACGAATCTACCAAAGCAAAGCCATTTTTCTCCATGAACTCCGTGATTTTTTCTGTAGTGACATGGTCCTCATGGACTGGGGCTTGTTCTGTTTCTAGATGAAATATCTTGACGTCTTTGAGCCTATCTCCAAAGCCCTGAAGAACCTGCCAGGTGTAGCCTTCTGTATCAATCTTGACTACATCTATTGAGTCCTCATCTTTGAGTAGGGTATCCATACGGGTAGTAGGAACGGTTATCTCTTGGATAAGTCCTTCATACTCTTGAGGGGATGGAGATATTGATTGGTCTTTACTGAAAATAGAAGAAGTACCCATTATTTCTTTATTGGGCGAATTAACTTGATGGAAGGTAATTGTTCCTTCTTTATCAGAGGCGGCTGTCTCAATCACAGTCATCCATGGATATCTGCTACGGGTTAGGTAAGCAGCAACTGGGTTAGCATCAATAGAAATCACTTTACTTGCATTGAGTTTGTTAAACAGGTAATTAGCGTCATCTCCATCACGAGTTCCTACCTCAACAATCAACCCAGCGTTATCGCTAAAGAACTTTCGGTAGTTAGTAATTACAGGCTCTAGTGGGTCAACTTCATCAAAAGAATGTCCTAAGTTCTTTAAGTTATTCTTTATAGATTGAAGATGAACGTGTCCAATTGTTGGGTCTTTAAGCATTTCCCTAAACAAAGACACTGACTCATCTTGGCGCCCTACCCACCATGCAGCAACAGCTTTTTGAAAGGTCAAGCCATAGCGCCCAGGATACTCAACCCAAATAGGAAGAGGCTTATGTTTTACTTCTGGTAAAGACAAGCCCACTTCAGCATAGGTATAAGACTCTTGCCATTTCTTGTTCTGCTCAAAGTAACGTGAGAATAAGAACCACGCTTCAGGGCGCTGAGGCAAGTAAGCAATAGCTTTGTAGTACAGGTTCTGTACTGTGTGCTCACGGTTTTGCTGGTGGCTAAAGCACTGTGCTGATTTTAAAAGGGATGCATATACATGGTCGTAGTGCGTGTAGTAGCCATACTCAGCAGTGCGTAAGTAGAAGGAAACAGCAGATGCGGTTTGACCAATACGGTCGTACTCGTCAGCAATCTTTAAGTTAAGTTCAGGGCTAAAAGGATTATTGGACAGTTGAACTATCAAGTCTTTAATTTCCATAGAGCGCCTCCGAAATCATTGAGTCAACAACTGCTCCTGGAACCTGAAGAATCATTGCAGCATTATCTTGAAACCCAAATGAGATAAGTAAGTTGCCCTCATGCACAGCAGCACCAGCAACAAACTCAATCTTGGCATCTAGGAATGACCACTCTTTAGGTGAGATGCCAATGAGCTTAAAAGCTTTATTCCACACACATAAACGATGACGGTATACGCCATCTTTTTGTCCCATGTAGTTTTTTGTAAGCACAACCTCATGCGTAATTGCAATGTACATCTCGCCCCATTTAAGAAGTTGAGAACCACCACGTTGGTCTGTAGGTGGAGTAACGCCTTCTACTACGGCTAGTTGTTCGCATACTTCTGGGCGATAAGGCTTTGTGCGTACAACCTCTGTCGGTGAAGTCCACTTGATATAGACATACGGCTTGTCAAGAACAGGCATCCAGTTTTTTTCACAGTATGAGTTTTCATCCAGTGGAGCTGGGATTCTAATGCGAGAAACTTCTTTAGCAGTCCAAGCTTCTTTATCAACCTCTAGCTCAGAGAGCTCCATACGACCTTGACCAGTTGTGGTGGTATCTCTACGCACACCAGTGCCGTAGTACTTACCTTCCCACTTAACAAGACGGGCATCTTCTAAGCCAACAAACTCCCAGATAGGCTCGTGAAGGTTTTGCATTTCTATCTTGCAATAGTTAATGATATTAAAGTCTTTATCTAATCTACAGAAGTAATTCTCTGTACGTAACTTCTGGTCTTTCTCTGGGTGCAGGTAAGACAGTGGTCCCCAGATACTGGGAAAGCGTTGGTCGTTCTCAGAGTGATAAAGGGTGTAATTAATATGGCGCAAGATACAGAGGATGTCACCATCATCATCTATAAATATAGATGGATTCATTAATCCAGTTCCACCTGTTACGGATGCTGGAATAATAAGAGGCGTTAATTTTCCGCCCTGTTGTACCGCTTGTTGCACCAGATTCATGCGGCAAAGACTACTACATACCACCCAGCATAAAGATGGTAGGTGTTGGGTCAGTTGTAACTGTTGCCCAAGCTGTGCCTGTTCCAGTTGAAGAAAGGAACTGTCCAGAGGTACCTGCTGAAGAGTTGGCTGTAAGAGTTCCCGCAAGAGTAAGGTTAGTTGCAGTTCCTCCTGTTGCAAGGAGAACAGTTCCACCAGTTCCTGATACAAAGTCAAAACCAGAGATTTGATAGTCCCAAGAAGCTGCAGTTGTTCCTGAAGTAGATACCACTGTAAACAAACCGCTAAAGCCAGTTTGCAATGTGGTGACTAGGTTTCCACCAGAGGAGTTAATAGTCAAAGATTGTGTGCTGTTGTTGAGGATTTGGAAAGCAAAACCAGTGGTTAATGTGCTCACAACAGGAAGTTGAACAGTCTGTGCAGATGTTCCAGTAAAGTTCTGTGTTAGCTTGCTTGCTACTGTAAGGGTAGTTGTTCCACCAGCAGTAGCTGTAGAGGCGTAGGAGATACCTCCACCACCAGCATAAGACAAGCTTGTCCAGGCAGTAGAGCCATCACCAATCTTAAATTGGTTAGTATCTGTCTCAACGCCAATTTCACCAGCAGCAAGTGTTGGGTTATTGGAAGTCCAGTTAGACGAGGTGTCTCGTCGTTGCTGCATTCTTGTTGTCATTGAACTAGACCTCTTTCAGTTAGAAACTCACGGTTGATGCGCCAGCATCAATGGTGTAAGTCCATGTCGTACTATTGCTAGAAGAAATTCCTGCGTTATAGATTATATCTGGGTTTATTGCAGAAGAACCGCCATCCAGGTAATCAACAATAAATGTTGCACCAGATACTCCTTGGGCGCCTTGAATTGATGCGCCTTGAAGACCCTGAATACCTTGTGCACCTGTCGTACCTTGCGTTCCCGTAGAACCCTGAATACCTTGCGAACCAGTAGTTCCCTGAGTTCCGGTGGAACCTTGAATACCCGTAGCTCCCTGTGTGCCGGTAGTTCCCTGTGCACCAGTTGTACCTGTCGTACCCTGTGAACCAGTGGTGCCTTGAGAACCAGTCGTACCTTGAGACCCCGTAGAACCTTGAGTACCAGTGGTGCCTTGAGAACCTGTGGCTCCTTGACTTCCAGTTGTTCCCTGAGAACCAGTAGTACCTTGGCTACCTATTGCTCCTTGGGTACCTGTGGTTCCCTGAGAACCTGTAGTTCCTTGACTTCCAGTAAATCCTTGAACACCAGTTGAACCAATAGAACCTTGTGTGCCCTGTGTGCCTTGGCTTCCTGTTGTGCCTTGGCTACCCGTTGTACCTTGTGTACCCGTTGTTCCTTGCGCTCCAGTTGTGCCTTGAGTACCAGTAGCGCCCTGCGAACCAATTGCACCTTGACTACCAGTTGTACCCTGTGCACCTTGAGAACCGATTGCACCTTGAGCCCCTGTGTTACCTGTAGTTCCCTGACTACCAGTAGAACCAGTTGAACCTTGAGTACCAGTTGTTCCCTGGGAACCAGTGGTGCCTTGAACTCCCTGTGAACCAATTGTTCCTTGAGTGCCCTGGGCTCCCGTAGTTCCTTGAGAACCTGTAACACCTTGACTACCAGTGGTGCCTTGTGAGCCAGTTGTGCCTTGTGCACCCGTTGTTCCTTGAGAACCTGTGGTGCCTTGAGTTCCTGTAGTGCCTTGAAGACCTTGTGTACCTTGAATTGCGTAGGCAACTTGTGTAGCAGTAAGGATTACAGACGGAGTTTCTGGAGCAACATGTGGAGAAGTTTGTGCTGCGTTAGTCACTAACTCCACTGCAGTTGTATCTGCTGCCCAAATAAGTTCTACATAATCACCAGCAGTCAAGTTCATGACATAGTTCCACGCTGGAAGTGCGTAGTGCATTTGGTTTGAAAGTGCTACAGTTCCAGTAGAATCAGGTACATCAACGTTATTTTTTCTTAGCCAAAAATCAACTGTTGGACTTCCATTAGATGCTTGATGAACTTGAGCAGAAAATTGAATGTTGTACGTACCTGTATGAGCAAAAGTAATCTTTGAACTAGAGACTACCGATATTCCAGTAGAGTTAGAGTCTGTATTGTTAAAGGTTACTGGGGTAGTTGCAGAAGAACTTGCAGTTGTTTGAGTGTCTGTACTCCAGAAAGAACCCCAATAAGCAACTGTTCCACCAGCACCTTGAGCACCAGTAGCACCCTGTGCTCCTACACCACTAGCCTGTGTCCATTGGATAGCGTCAGTACCGATACGGATAGAGCCATCTGAGTTAGAGCCGTTGGCATACATAAGCCATGCGGTCTTACCATATACAGTTCCATCGGTTACAAAGACATAATCGCCTTCCTCAACTTGTGCAGCAACATGGTTATCAGCATCTGTAGCACGAGTAAGTTTCCACTTTGTAGAGACGCTACCTGTTTGCGTTACGGTGTAGATACCATTTTGCGCTTGAGTTGTTTGTCCAGCAATAAGGACACGGTCACCAACTGCCATGTTTGGAGTGGTGTAGCCGTCAATAGAAAGAGTCCCATTAAATGTGGCGATGATGTATGCGCCAACACCAGTACCGTTGCTAGCATCAGCAGAGCCAGCATAGTAAGTAGCGCCGTTACCAAGAGGCGTTGTTTGTACAGCCTCTACTGATTGGTGTGCGTTCTGAGAGGAGACAGGGCCGACTGCTCCTTGGATACCTTGAATGCCTTGGGTACCTTGAACTCCTTGAGAGCCAGTGGTTCCCTGTACACCTTGAACTCCTTGTGTACCTTGGTTACCCGTAGTTCCTTGGCTACCAATTGTTCCTTGTGTTCCTTGGATTCCCTGAACACCTTGAGAGCCTGTGGTTCCTTGGATACCCTGAGAGCCAATAGTTCCTTGAGTACCGTTATATCCTTGAACTCCCTGGTTACCTGTAGTTCCTTGGGAACCCGTAGAGCCAGTATTACCCTGAGCACCAGTAAATCCTTGAACACCTTGAGAACCAGTGTTACCAGTCGTACCTTGACTGCCCGTTGTTCCTTGGCTGCCTGTGGTTCCTTGTAGGCCTTGTGAACCAGTGGTTCCTTGTGTGCCTGTTGAACCTTGTGTTCCTTGAGAACCTGTATCGCCCTTAGTTCCTGTGTAGCCCTGAACTCCTTGGGAGCCAGTATCACCAATAGTTCCTTGCGTGCCAGTTGCTCCTTGTGAACCTACTGTACCCTGAGTTCCTTGGCTACCAGTTGAACCCTGTGTTCCTGTAGTTCCTTGGGAGCCAGTATTACCTTGAGCACCAGTCGTACCCTGACTTCCAGTCGTTCCTTGAGAACCTGTTGTTCCTGTTGAACCCTGTGTACCAGTAGCGCCTTGCGTTCCTGTATTTCCAGTAGCACCCTGTGCTCCTGTATATCCTTGAATTCCCTGTATACCAGTTGTTCCTTGAGAACCAACATTTCCTTGTGGTCCAACAATTCCTTGGATACCTTGGGAACCAGTAGCGCCCTGTGAGCCAGTAGAACCTGTGGTTCCTTGTGAGCCTGTGTAACCTATTGCTCCTTGAGTTCCTACTGCACCTTGTGTGCCTGTAGCACCCTGTGTTCCGTGAATTCCTTGTAGACCCTGTGGACCTGTAGTTCCTTGAGCACCCTGTGTTCCCGCACTAACCCAATGAGTGCCGTCCCATGTATAGAGGATTTTATCCGCAGTATTAAAATAGACATCGCCAATAGACGGACTGCTAGGCGGAGTCGCCAAATGCAGTACGTTAAGCGGTGTTAAAAACCTACGGCTCATGTACGCCCTTTACTAGTTCTTAGCCAACCACCACTACACGATATACCTGACCATCAGTTGGTGGTACAGCAAACTCAACAACTGTTGTTCCACCGTCAGCAGTGATATTGTAGTAATCAACATCAACTAGTTGATTTGCTCCACCATTTGAGTAGGTATCCCATACTTGAACAATTACATCTGTTCCCAAACCATGGTTGAATGTAAAGTCAGTAGCTGTAAACGGTGTGACAGGAGTAATAGTAGAAGCGTAACGTCGTGCCACAATAGCAGTATCAATTGTTACGTATCCGCTATTGTCAACTCTTATGCCGTTAGCAGTTTTTACATAAAGACCATTGTCGTTATCTAAACCACCTGTTGGATAAAGGTGTACTTTTAAGCCAGAACCTGACTCTGAAAGACTATCTGAGTCAAGCTTGACGGAGATAGAACCACCATCAATTGAGATTCCGTTACCTGCGGTGTATTCACCAGCAGCTGAGAACTGTGTCCAAGTAGATGCTCCAGCAGTAAATGCTGTAACAATCCAACCTTGAGCAGCATAGGTTCCTTCTTCTACAAGAGTGTAAGAGCCTTCTTTAATATCTGCATCCACAGCATTTGTAGATGGGACAAGTGTCTGAGATGCAGAACTATAGATATAAATTCCGTTTTCAGTTGCAATTGTTTGGGACTTAACAAGAACACGGTCACCGTTTACGAGGGTAACGCCACTGATTGGGGTAGAAGCATTTGCAGTAATGTCAATGTTTGAACCAGTTGCAGTACGAACTGAGCCAAGAACGTAAAGCCCTTGTGCTGCAGCGTTGACATCTGACATTGTTGCAACTCTGTTGCCGTCAGTAACAGAGCCAATGTATGCACGACTAGAGTCAGCTTGAAGAATAAGGTTGTTATCATAGGCATTGATGATGAGGTTGTTGTCACCATCGCTAAAGAACTGACCGTATTCAGTTCCACCGTCACCGTATCCACGGTAAAGGTTTACAATTCCATGTGTTTCAATGACTCCAGAACCAGAAGTACCGCTAAGGGCAATAAGGTTGTTACCAGCAGCATCCTTGATGTAAAGGTAACCATCTGTAGATGTGTCAGAACCTCCGACATAAACGCCGTTCTTTACATAAAGGTTATTGCCTGATGTAATGTTGTAACCAGAGTTTGTCTGGAAGTTAGACTGTGATTCTACATGTCCGTCTGCAGCAAGAGTGATGTTTCCATTGTTGGACTCAAGACCAAGGTTGCCAGTTGTAGCAACCACAGTAAATTCTCCGCTTGATAGAGCGGCAATAACACCTTCTTGAGTACCAGAAGCATCTCCACCGTACCAGTACTCTGTCTTACGAGCGTGGATTTCTTGGTTACGAGCAGTGATTATTCCATTATCTGCTTGAAGAACCAGTGGCCCATCGTAAGTGCCAATGGTCTGTTCTCCTGATGCGGTTGTTACAAAAAGTTCTCCACCAAAAACCGTAGTCTTTGTAGATGGCTCAATGTTAATGTCACCGTTGTTTGCTTCTAAAGCAAGTTGATTAATTGCAACAATTGCAAATTCTCCAGAGTTACCTGGGTTTGCTGCAATAATTCCATATTGGCTGCTGTCTCTCCAATACTCGGTTTTACGAATATGGAGTTCACCGTTAGGGACATCAATGTATGAAGGAAGGCTTACGGTTACATCACCAGTTGTTTGGTTAACAGAAATTTGATTAGAAGTACCATTTACAGAGTTAACATAAGTAGCACTTCCTGAAGCGCCAATTTGTAACCAAGAACCAGAGTAATCTAAGTAAAGGGTCTGTGTGTCTGTTGTAGCGTAAACACGACCATTGTTACCTGCAGCAGGAAGAGCAGCATACGTGCCGTACTCAATTGAACCGCCAACTGGTACCCAGTTAGTACCATCATAAATGCGAAGCTCTTTAGCAACAGTGTTGTAGTAAGAGTGTCCTGCACCATATGGAGCTGGATTATCTGGAAGATTTTGAATCTTGAAGTTTTGTAATTCAAGTCCAGTTAAACTTATTGGTGTAAAAAATTTACGGGCCATCATGTCTCCTTATGACAAGTACGCAACGCCGCTGAACGCTGCTAAAAATGTTATTTCCAAATAGTTCGGATTTGTATACACGATTTCGCCTTCGCAAATTGCACCAGTAGAGTCCATTGTAGTGACGTTTGGGTAAAAATTAAGGTTATGTGTGATTCTCCATGTGACATTTGGTGTACTTTGGCTATGGCGATAGGCAACTTCACGAGTGAGTCCTTGTAATCCTTGAATACCTTGCGTTCCTTGCAGACCCTGTGGACCACGAGAACCGCCTTGACCAGGCTTTACAACAACTGTTGATTGAGTTGACTGAGTACCAGGGGTAACAACGTTGATAACAGTTGGGCTAGCTACCTGAACAGTAACTGCCTGTGTTCCACATGAGCACGTGCTTTGACAATTGCACGTTGTCACATTGTCACCTCACGAGTGTTGAATACAGCGCCACGCATATATGTCTTTTGGTAGGTTGGGTCAGAATCCGAGGTTGCTTGAATATCCCAGTAAGTGCGTTCTGGAATGATGGTTGTTTGGTCACTAGTGAGTGAGAGCGTAAGCTTTTGGTTGTTTCCATCTACTGGTGTGATTGTGAATGTGCCAACAATAGTTGGGTCTCCAGGTTGCAAACGAATCTGTGAACTAAAGTTGTAACCACTGATATCAAACGGAAAGTCAAGTTCTACAGTGAAGGAATCGCCTTGGTACATAGTCAAATCGTATGTTGGTACATCTGAAGGAGAAATTGCGCTGCCGTAACTTGGCATAGAGAGAATTGCACGTTGTGGCATAGAGCGGTCTTCAACTTCTTGTGGAAGATAAACTGGTACGTAACGATTTGTTGTCTTAGACGTACGTCGCAATGTAAAGACGTCAATCTTATAAAGACCGATTCCAAGAAGAGAACACATTTCTTTGTACTGGTCTTTGCGAGTTTGAACCATCTGCATGAGCTGGCGATAACGCTCTGTACGAGGAATAACTACGCCATCAGGAGCAGTGATGTCAATGTCAAAGGAAGCATCTGTGGCTAGTGTGTAGAGCGCCAAGGTTGATGCGTAAATAACTACTGGGTATTCTTCAAGTCCAGGAAGAGTTGCAAGTGTGTAACCACGACCATACGCATCAGCGTGGTTAGCGATGTGTTGCCCTAAAGCTGTATCAATGAACTGGCAGATTTCGCTATCTACAAAGTAGCGATAGTAAGTGCCGGAAAAAATTACTACAGCATTTGCTGCAGGACTATGGTCAAAAATCACATAACCGGTAAGTTCTTCTACAGTAACAGCATCGGATACGTTTGCGCCGTTTACATAGACCAGAAGGCTAGCGCCATCTACTGGAGCGTAAGGAATCAAAAAGCGGTTTGTAGTTCCGTCACCTAAAGCCTGATGGACGAAGGATTTACCTGTATCGCCAATTTCAAACCTCAAACGGTCTGCAAGGCTACTTAATGTTGCCACGGAACCTCCGAAAACTATGTGGTGCAATCATCTCAAATATGCTCCGATAAAAAAGGTCCAACCCCAACTGGGAGGAGGGCGGGAACCAGTTGAGGTTGGACTACTAGCGACGTCTTAGTTAGGACGCCAAATGTATCCGAGTTGCTCTAGGTAATTAGCAAGATGTGATGGGACTCGGTATTTCACTCCAGCCTTAAAGGTGTAGTGATTTCCAACTCCGTAAGTCATATCTTCAACATCTGTAATCGTACGGATAATGACTGTGTCATTTGCCGTTGTTACTCCGACGTTTTCAATCTCATCTAGAACGAGTGGAGTGTCTGGGCGCTTTGGGTCAAAGACGTTATTTTCCAGATTCTCTGCCTCAACTTGTGCCGCAATTGAAATCTCATCTTTGCGGTCTTGAATTGCTTTTGCGTTTTTCTTTGCTGCTGTTTCCGCTGCACGGCCTGTTGCGTCAAGCGGACTTGTTGGTGTGTTTGCCACGGTGATAATTCTCCTAAGTTAGTTAGTTAAAGATTGAAGGCTGTGGCCCCAGGAAGGAGTAGGGGCCACAGTATTCAGATGTCTTAGTTTGTGTAAACCTTGACGATAGCCTGGTCTGTGATAACTCCAAGACCCCAGATTGCGTACCATGCAAGAGCGTGTTCACGACCGAAGTCAAGAACGCCACCATCACGGAGTTCAACTGGAAGGGAGATAGCGTGACCAAATGCATTGTCACCAATCATGATTGATTCGTAAACAGTTGCATTGTTACCGGTAGCGTTTGTGAGGTAACCCTTTTCAGCTGTGTAGTCAGCTGACTCTGGGTTTCCACCGTTACCTGGTGAGGTGTTAGCCTTTACATCAGAGATTGAACCCTGGTTAGCTGGAGCACCAACGAGTGAAGAGGTTGTGTAGCCAGCGTTAGCAGAAAGCTGCTTAACCTGTGTTGTCTCAATGAAGACTACGTCGTACAAACGACCGATTTCACCGAGCATGAAGTTACCTGGAGCAGCGTACTTTGTGACTTCAATGAACTCTGGGTTAGAGCGGAGGTCACGAGACTGCTTAGGGTGTACGAACTGTACATAGGTCTCACCCAAGCGTGGGATGTTCTTACCAGCAAGGGTAAGAGCAGCATCCTTGATTGCACCTGTTGTGAGCTTGTACGCACCGTCAAGGTCAGAGATTTGCTGTGCAGCAGTTCCCTCGTCGTACCAGTTGTTTACGCCCTGAAGCGCTGAGCGGTCATAACCAAAGACAGCTGATGTTGCAGCTGAGAGTGTGTTACGAGCCTGTACGTCAAGGTACTGTGCCATGTGACGACCAAGAAGACGTGAAGCTGAAGCCATAACGTCATCAAATGATGCATTCAAAAGAAGTTCAGAAACAGCTACTGCGTAACCGTGTTCTGCAACTGTGATTGCAATCTGCTCTGCTGTGAGAGCGTTGGTTGTCATACGGACACCTTCTGTAAGAGGTGTTGGGTCTACTGCGAAGTTCTTGTAACGAAGGAAGTTCACACGGAGACCAGGAGCTACACCGAGCTCTGTCTTCTTAACAGCGAACTGTTCAAAACGAAGAATTGGCATTGCCTGGAACAAGATTTCCTTGGACCAGATTGTCTGGATTGCTTGGTTCAAGGAGCTGTTAGCACCTGAATAAGCTGTTGGTGCACCTGCGAGTTGCGATGAACCTGTAATTGCTGAACCTGCCATTTGGGGTCAAGTCCTTTCTGTTGTTAGTTGGAGGGGATTAACCGAACAGTCCCTGACCACGGTTGTTTGCAGCTGCGCCTAAATACTTTTGGCGGTTCTTGATGTATTCATCCATAGAAATGCCCTTTGTAGGGTCAATCTGTAACGGGTTGTGTTCCGAGTCATTATCCAGGGGTCCTGATGCAGGCGCTGTAATGCGAGTGCCTGCCATTGATTGCTTTGCATTGGCTGTTGCTTGCTGAACGTCCTGCATGATTCCTGCAGACTTAGCCTTCAACGTTTCAATGCTCTGTTCAATCTCTTCTTCTGAGCTTCCGTTTACCAAGTCAATGAGCTGAGGGACAATGCTGTCACGCTCTTCTTCAATTCGTTGTGCACGGTAACTCATCAAATCTTGGAACTTGCGTTCCGTATCAAGGAGTGCAAATGCACGTTCTCTCTCAAGACGTTCAGCCTCTAGTTGAGCCTGAAATTCTTGCTCCTTCTTAGAAAGGAGTTCCTTGAATGAAAGTTCTTTTTCTTCTTTGTCTTTCTTTTTTGCATCACGTTCTGCAAGCTTTTCTTGGCGCTTAGCTTCACGTGCTGCATCTTTAGCAGCAAGGTCTTCTGCAATAGCTTTTGCTTTTGCAAGTTCTTCCTGCATCTTTTCAATCTGTGGATACAACTTTGCCTTTTCCTGAGCACGAGCTTTTGCAAGGTCGTCTGCAGTAAATCCAGGCATGGTTGCCTCCGTGTTTCCTTGGACTGCAGCGATTGTTGTCTCTGCAATTGCGTCCATTACTTCTTGATTATCGGCCATTTAGGTCACTTATCTTTCTTGGGTCGTTGTCCGAATGCCTTGCGGCGTATCACGAGGGTTTAACAAGACAATTTCATCTTAAATGGTAAGAAATGTCTGGCTATATGGGTAAGTATTTTTATTCCTTGTCTACTGTTCTCCTTTGTGGAATCTTTGTTCCATAGGCTTCAGTGACAAGCTTGTTTCTTATATCTGCTTCAGCCATCATGTTTTCGGCTTGAGCTTCTTGTGTAGCAGGGTTGGCTGCGTTCTCTGGAGTTTGTGGTCCTTCCATTCCGTCACCAAGGACGTCTCCATCACCTAGAGGTGTAGGAGTAAGAGGAACTGCAGAAGCGCCATCTGGACCAGGCATCATGCCAGTCATATCCATAATCTGCTTTTGAATCTGAATCTGTAGAAGTTCAAGAGCTCCATCAGCAATCTTGTCTTGCTTGAGTTCGTCACGAATCTCTTGTAGCTTCTCTTCTGGGAACTCTTCGCCAAGCTGACGCAATGCGCCTTCTTTAGACTCAAGGCCCATTCCAAGCTTGGTTTGAATCTCATTAAGAACAATGAGCTTGTCAAGAGGAAGTGGCTGTGGGAATTGAGCATAACTCTTGTAGGTAATAGGGTCAGCTAAATCAAGCTGAGTTAACTGACCGTCCTTGATTGGGCCATCAGTATTAGGGTCATAAATAAACTCTTGTGGCTCTTTTAGTGCCAAGGTACGCAGAGCAAGCTCATTAAT